CTGGAAGTACGAAGGCCTCGGTAGCGCCAGCACCAATGGTTAGGGCCTCATTGAGGTAAACCAATGCTGATAAAACCGTGCCCGCTCCCTGTGTTGTACCTGCTCCAGCAAGGGCTGATGCAATCAGTTTTTTCAGGTAAAGATCCGTAGTGGCTGGATTTCTAGCCACTTCAATCTGCATGGCTTTTTCGTACAAAAGAAACGTGTTCTTTGTGCCATACTGATTCTCTTCAACTACCTTGGTTGGATCGGTTGACTCTCCACCAGGTGTTACCATGATTAAATCTTCATTCAAATAAACCACCCGTGGTTTAGTGAAATTCACGCCATTTCTGTTTTTGGCGGTGAGGGCAATTATTCTTCCCATTGTTTGTGTGTTTTGTTAAGACATCGATGTTACAGATTTTCTGTAATCGCATCGAAGATACGGATGGGTATTAGACGGAGTGTAAATTCAGATAAAACTAATAGGATTTCTTCTTGGTTCGAAGCATCGTTGCCTTACTAGCTACCTTTGTATTATCCGCTGGAACCGTGGTTTTTGAAACGACAGTCATTGGGGTTTTTTCGTCTGATCCTGTGGATCTTATTTTTCTTTTTACCATGGCTTTTAAAGTTTTAACGAAGATAAGTAAAATTGAAAATCTTTTACTTCTAAATCTTGCAGTGGAAGGAAACGGCTGGTAAGTGGGTCAGCAAAAGCAAGTCTACCCCCTACCCCCAATTAGAAAGTAGACCTGCTGGCCTTGCATTAGGTGAGGTATCCGTATGTATAAGTTTAGGCTGATCCCGGGTAGCAAGTCTTGAAAACCCTTCTGAATCATTTAACAGCATGTTCAATCCACAGTGTTCAATCCACTCGGCTACGATTTCTGGAAAGAAAGCACGGCCCTTAAAAGCGTAAGGCCGTAAAATCAGAGAGCCTCAACAATTTCAGGGTCTACTCCGAAATCATCAAGGCCTCTTAAGCTCTTTCCAGAACCGATTCAAAGGTAGACCAATCGGCTGGTATTCCAAAAATGAAAATTATTTTTTAAAAAGCAATGAAGAAGTTGTACACATTTTATCCACAATCCAACAAAGTTTATTTCAGAGGGATTCAAGCACTTTTTTAATAGCCTTTGATACTGCGGTATTAGCAAAAATGCAAATCGAAAGAGCTAGTTCGATGGTGATATGGTAATCATCTGGCTTCGGCCCCCTCTTCACCTCTTCGTATTCAAAACGGCCGTTTTTAATGTAGTCAACATTGTTTTCTAGGGTGTTGAGCCTGAGTACCTTGGTCTTAATCCATTGGTGATATGGGACCGTTTCAACTGGTAATCCAAGGGCTCGGTAGAGTGCGTATGAACTCACATAACGCTTGGAGTTGATCACCTGTATGCGTATTGCCATGGACTTAAATTTAGGGAAATTTTAACGGTATTTATTTCTAGGGTGCGTTTTTAGATAAATTAGTGTCAGTTTAACCCACAAGCACACCATGGCAAAGGAAACTTTTACACCAGAGGACGTACAAATGATTGCGAGTATGGGTCCCAACTCGCCACAACCACCAAAAGATAATCCACCTCCACCACCCCCAGCGGGCGATGGTTCAGACACTCCTCCTCCGGGCGGAGCACCACCACCTCCGGATGATAAGAATACTCCCCCAGGCGGAGCACCACCACCCCCAGCTGGCGGAACGCCACCTCCTGGTGGAACCACTCCCCCAACAGATGAGGACGATATTATTGATGTTCGCACATTAACGAATGGAAAGTTTGACGATGTCAAACTTTTCTATGACGATTATACAAAACTTCAAAAAGACCTCGATGAGGCAAAAAAGAACCCTTCATTCAAGTCCGATCGGCATAAGCTATTGTACGAATTCGGATCGCAGATGGAGGGTATGGAGCTGGGCCAAGCGCGACAAATGCTTGAGATAATCGGCCTGGACCTTCAGAAGGAGCCTGATCAGCGCCTTCGGTTTGAAGCATTCAAGTTGGACCCCAGGAACAAAGGTTTGAGTCAGGACGACTTATCGGCCTTGTTCATGCAGGATGAGCTTGATAAATTCGGTAATCCAGCAGTGGAGAACGGTCAAACAGAAGTCCAGAAGATTCGCGCCAAACAAGAAACGGCAACAGCAAGGGAAAAACTTCAAGAAATGCAAACCAAGTGGAATGCCGCTAAGACTGCGGAACCCACAGCGGAACAAGTTGCAGAAGAACGAAGACAGTACCGCACCCAAGTCGAGGCAGACCTACAAACCTTCGATGGACTCGCTCTCAAGATGTCGGTAGATGAGGACGGGAAGAAGGTTGAAGGCAATTTGAACTTCAAACTAATGACCCCAGAGGAGAAATCCGCTGTGGTTAATGCGGTTTCGGATCCAGAGGGTTGGATGGCTAAAAAGCTACACGACCTCGGAATATTCGATGTGAATAATCCGGATGCAAAACCGAACATGAAGAAATTCGCTGACTTTGTGACCCAGATAGAATTCGCTGACCGGCTGGTCAATCTGGCATACTCACAAGGAAGATCCGACAAACTCGCTGATGAATTGGCTAGAAAAAGAAACCCTGAAGGTAGCAATGGCGGAGGCGGGCACACCCCACCACCAGCTGGAGGCGCTGCTAAATCAGAGAATCAACAAGCCATTGATGAAGCAGCAAAAGCAGCCGGTTTGACTAAGTAAGACAAACCCTAAATTTAGAATCCAAAATGGCAGTAAATATACTAGGTGCAGGCGAGGCCACGCAGAGTTTTGCTCTGTTCAACCCGTTAGATCTGTACCAAGATGAGATTTACGCGAAGCTTATTGGCCGCGTACCTCATGCGAACTCCCTTTCCTGGCTAAAGGCTATGAAAGGTCGTAGCTCTCGTAGAAAAACTTCAAATTCTACCTACAGCTACTACCAGGAACAACAATGGTTTAATGCATCCGCGACTATCTCGACAATCACACCTAACGGTGCGAAATTCGATATAGTTTTGACTACTGGTTCACACCAGAGTATCGGTGGTACTAACAACACTTCGTTTGTAGTTACCAACCAGTTTGTACTATTCGCAGACGGTCGCACAACCGGCTTTGTGGAATCAACGAACAAGACATCTGATGGCCTTCACGCGATCACGGTTAAGAAAGTAAACTCTTCCCAGGATATTGGTGCAGTTGCATTGGCTGGCGGAAAGATGATCTTCTTCTCAAATGGTCAACCTGAAGATTCAGCACAGACACCAGGTCGCGTAGAGCAGTACGATAAGGTTACAAACTACGTACAAGCGATTCGTGAAGGCTTCAAAGTGACTGATAAGGAGATGCAGAACAAATCGTGGTTTACCACCTCAAGTGGTAAGAAGTACCTATGGTACCACGGAATTACAACTACTGCAGAGAGATTTGAAATTCAACGTGAATTAGGAGCGCTGTTGGTTCCACAGGGATCCAGCTTAACTGATGCCTCTGGTAATGCGGTGGCTACGATGAACGGTATGATCCCTCAGGTTCGTCAGCACGGTAATACAGTCGAATATTTCACCCGTCCCGATGGTGCATCATTCGATGAGTGTATTTTCCTTTTGTCTGATTCGTATGCTGATAAAAAATTCTTCGTAGGTCATGGATTAAACTACATGATGTATTTGAAGGATTGGTTGGTAGCATTCGCTAAGAATGGCACAGGTAACATTTCCTTCTCTCCTTTCGCAAGCGGAGAATCTCAGGCTATTTCATTGAACTTTAAGTCGTACAGCGTTGGTGCCTACGAATTCTATTTCAATGAGTGGGATATCCTTTCTCATAAGGACAGTTTGGGTGCTGATGGCATGCCTTTCCGTCACATGGGAATATTTATTCCTGCGGGCATGGGAAGAAACCCTGATCCAGAAAGACCAGCGGGAACATCTGAGTATGAGCCTTATATTCAGTTGGTAAGCCCTGAATGGGGTGTAGACCTTCCGAATATTGATAAAGGTGACTATCTAATGTGGGAAACTGGTGGTTTCGCTGCCAATGGACCTACAAGCGATAGAGCTCATAAGTATGTTCACTTCTTGGCTTATGATAGTTTCGAACTCCGTTGCAGAAACAAGTTCTTGCTGCACGAGATTGCAAATCCTTAAGAATTAGTCCCAAAGGGGGGAAACTCCCCCCTTTTTTTATAACCCTTAATTGCACAGTTATGTACGCGGTAAATGAAATCGTTTCAGATAAACTCAAAGTGAAGCCCCTGAAGGCGGGAGAACACAGAGAGTTTGTTCTGCTTATGGCCGGATTCGTGGATTTATCCATGAATGGTGGTCAGCCTGTTACTCCATCTGGGTACAGTTTAGCTTCAGAGGATCAGATTCAGGATCCTTTTGATGAGAATCATCCGATTAAAAGTATTTTTCACGTGACCAGCTATCGGACTATCCGGGAGCCAGGTAAGCCATTAATTTACGATCCTATTTTTGGTAACTGCAGATTCGATCGCACAGGTCGTATCACCGTTACCCATGAGAACAATGGTCTGTACGCGTATTTAAAGTTGCATAATAAGAATCGTGACAATAAAAATCGTCTTCCTAAGTATGCTGCGGTGTTCTATGAAGTCGATGAAGCACGCGATGAACTTGTATTGAGAAGACTTTTCGAATACAAAATCGCGGCTGGTAATCTGTTACTCCAAATGGAAGAAGAGGCTATCACATCGGTTGTGAAAAAAGTAAATGCGAGTAAATCACTCGGAATTTCACTCGATATCAATAAGGATGCTGATTACCTTCGTGGTAAGTTGCAGCCGGTAGTAGATAAGCATCCGGCATTGTTCATTGAATTATCTGGAGATCAAAGAGCGTTCTTTAAAATTCTAATTGAGTCTGCGGTTAAAGCTGAGGTTCTCAAGTTTAACGATGCAGAAGATGTTAGAGAGTGGTCGTGGGTTAGAGCGGTGAAGGAGAAGGGCACGAAGAAGCTCGTTAAGATCGATGTAGGAAATAAACCCATAGAGGGTCTGATTGACTTTATGTTATCAACAGGAAAAGAAGCCAAGGAGGAACTTCTCCGAAGACGTTCAGAATATTACCAGTAATGGTAATTGTGCCTTCGTAAGGGTTAAAACTAAGGCAAGGGCCGGCCGCGGGACGGTTGGCCCTTTTATTTTAAACACAACATTATGCTAGTACTTAAGACAAAAACAACAAGAAATCAGGCCGGTACGGAGGTCTATGTTGAATTTCTTAATGCAACCGGAGAGTATGATGTTACAACGAACCCAGGCGGGTTCGGTGATCCCAATCCAGCACGTAACACACTAGCAGTATTGTTTTATGGAAATTTTAAACTCTCTTCAGGAGATGTGGTAGCGACACCGCTGACCTATGATCCATTGACAGTTTCATCTTTCACATTAGCCATGGAGCGTTCGTTGAACTCTCACATGAATCACTACATATTTGCTCTTCCAATTTTTGATGATGAAGTAACGTATGAAGAGGGTGATGTGGTTTGGAACAACACAAACCCACTGGCACCAGTAGTGCAGAAGATGAATTCTGATGATGAGTGGGAAGAAGTTGCGCTGGTAGACTTGATTGAAGACGAAGAGGTTTCCCAAAAAGAATCAAACAATTTTATTACTCCGGATGCAGAGGCTTTTGTGAATGAATTATTAGGAGCAAAACTTATTAAGCTCCGTAATTTTATAAACGAAGAGTGTGGTGAGGATGAGTATAAAGATTTAGATACAAAATTCGATTACGTTGATTCATTGCTAGAGGCTGCGGGCTTGGATTTTTGTTCAGGCGCATACGCTGAGGCACAACTCAAGTTGGAAGAAATCTTCTCATTCGAGGATGATTACAGAGCAGCTGCATAATGGAAGAAGTAGTAGATGTAAAATCTAACGAATCCTGTGGATGTGGTGAAGGCACACCGATCCAACCATCATCCAATCCGGCTGAATCGATAATTGTTCGTCATAAACCTGGCATTACAATCGGGAATGTTATCAATAAATTTTTCGAGAACGGGAAGACGATCTACGAATTAGATCACTTGGATATAGTAAATCCGGTTATTGATTTTACTAATGATGCTGGCGTAAGAGAAACCGGTGAGACCGTTTCCGTGGTAACATTCAACGGAGAGATCACTCAGGGGACTTACCCAATATCCTCACGGAGCATTACACCGGACCCCGGAGGACTTAATTTACTCTTACCGTTTAGTTTCCAAAAAACAGACGTTACGAGATCCACACCAGGTGTTGAAGAATCTCATACAGTTCAGGCGATTGATGATCAGGGAGGAACTACGAATAAAAACTCATCGGTTCCGTTTAAAGATGCGATCTATCAGGGATTTAATTCATTAGCCACATTGGACCAAGCGGCAATCAAAGCACTTGTAAATAAGCATTTGATTGATACACTGATTGAGGAGTACGGTGGAGAGAATAGTTATGTAGTACCAGGTTCACCAGCTGGACCAAAATATATTTACTGGTGTGCCCCGATTGGAGTTCCTGTTCCTACGGGAGCAATTCTTAACGGATTAGCATTTCCACTTTACACGGGGCACGCAAACATTAATGTGACAAATATTCACGATGGAGGAATCATCCGATCCTATTGGGTTGTTCGTTCCGCAAATCGTCTTGATCCAGACACATACCTAATTACACTTTCCTAATGGGAGCGTATAACGATTATATTAATTCGATTAAGGGTTCTCTCAGTGGGCTTGTGCCATTTGGTGGAACATTGATTCCAACATCAAATGAATTCCCCAGTATAATTGCACAACAAATTAAAGGTGGTCATTTCTCTCTTCCAACCCTTGAGGTTCTTGCGGATCTTCCGGTAGAAATTCTTGAGAAGGATATGTCGATCGTTGTGAGTGAACACGAACGACCAGGCGGAAGTTATCATTTACGAACGCGCTATTATCTTAGGAATATGCCACCAAGTGTTATTAGTGGTATTCCTGATTATCAAATATTTAATTATTGGGCATTTGAGAGTACTTCGTCAGCAGAGAATTCTGGTGATGTTGAAACTCAGTATGCAGCAAACTTCGAAGGGAAACGTCCAAACTTTTTACCATCTCAGATCAGTTATGAAGCCTATCAGGCTGGTTATCCGAATGATGCTACTTACATTGGTGGGAACCCATCGGACATTATTTGGGTTGGCGGTGAGTACGATCCGCTTTTAAACCAAGCATGGTTTAGGCAACGTATAGGTACTCAGCCATGGGGTATACCTGTTTCTATTAGCGCTGGTGGTGATTATGAACAAAATCAATACCTCGATGTAATTTTTAAATGGATTACACCAAAGGATAGTGCGGCACCAATAAGGCCAATACAACCAGATGATTATACTGAACTCCCAGAGGGGTGGCAGTCAACACCAGGTGTTGACTATGCAACCGATATTCTGACTAAGGATTTATATCGCTCAACAGCACTCAAGAATTCATACGGTATATTAAAATCAGACTGGGATCTCCCAATACTAATTAGTTCAGACCCTCAGTTAGTTCGTTATGGAAATACTCCATCGAGCACAGATTTTCTTAATGAGACATTTTGGAGAGGATATTTTACTCCAGGACTCGATACCTTCATGGCCACCAGACCAACCGGAGTATCAACAAATTGGACCATTACTAAAATAGATCAGGAGTCTGGAGAATTTGATGATTTTGTTTTCAAGGCCTTTTCAATTGGTGTAACGCTAGTTGAACTACAGGCCGCAATACCAACACTTCCAATACCGTTTGGTGGAGACGCTCCAAACGATTGTTCTGATGCACCATTTACTGTAGAAGAGGACGAGGTTCTCTATATGAGTAAGGCCACAAAACATTCTGATGGAAGTTTTAAAACGAGTTGGTCGCTTTGGAAACGCTTTGATGGTCTGGATAATATTCAAGCAGTAATTGAGGAAACACCAGGATCAACGTTTTCAAAATATCGTGATGATGAAGGAAATATTCAGGATTCATTTTCAACCATTACACTAACTCCAAAACTTTATAAAGGACCAACCGAACTAACTACTAACATCAGTTCGTATAAATGGTATCGTGGGGCAACCCTTATAGTGTTTGATCCAGATACTAGATTTGCAATAAATCTTGGTGTTGAATTAAATCCATACCACAGGATAGCGGTTGGATTAAAAAATTTAGAAATTTCCCCAGGTGGAGTGGATGTTAGTCAACAGTATCGTGTTGGATTAACCCATGTATCCAGACCAACTGATTACGAAGATACAATTCAACTCCGTGATGCCACGGATGATGGTGAAGCTTTTGTCACAGACATTGCTACTCCAAATGGCAGTGTATTTAAAAATCAAACCGGTGAATATAATTTCATTGGTAAGTTCTTTAAGGGCGGAGTGGATGATGATACAGATGTTGTTTTCACATGGAGTATAAAGGATGCTGCTGGTGCAGCGATTACCGATGGGTTAAAAGATGAGGATGGAGATCCAATTGGGGATACCGATATTGAAGCCGCTGAAGTTTTTGTTCATGGTGAGGATATTGATCAGTATGCAACACTCCATTTAACCGCAACATTCGGTGAGATCGTGCGGACTTTTATTATCACACTGACTGATGTTCAGGATGCTGAAGCAGTGGAGGCTTTGTACTGGGGAACCGGAACAACGTTCCCGGGAAGTCCAACTGATTTTTCACCACGCACACTAACTAAAACCGAAGTACTTGCGCTGTCTATTGGTTATTTAGAAGACGCGGCTGGTACTTGGTTTGTTATATATCGTATAGGCGGAATATGGGGAGGTGAGATTCAGATGCGTTCTGAAGCTGCTCGGCCCAACGGAGGTATAAGCCTTACAATTTTTAAGAACATTCAAGATGGAGTTGATCCGGTACCAGCGGCACCGTCTGTGCCTGGATCAGGGTCAATTGTTCCGGCCGGTTGGACCATTGCACCGACAGCATTCGCTGGTAGTGAGGATTTAACTTATGTTACATCGTGTCACTTCTTACTTCGTATAGATGTTAATGCTGATCCTACAGTATTTACCCGGGATAATTATACTCCACTTGGAACCTATGGGACCCCAAAGAAATTTAGTTCAAATGCAGCGCCACCAGTAGCACCAGGTGAACGTGGATGGTCTCCAGTGTTGAGTTTAGAAGCCGATGGTGATAGAAGAGTTTTGAAACTTATTGATTGGATCGATGGAGAAGGTACTAAACCATCTGGATCTGGAGGGGTAAATTCTTATATCGGTGTAGCTGGACTTACTAGCATATCTTTAGCGGTAGATGTCCGTGGTTCCGCTGGGAATGATGCAACGACACGCCCACAGGCAGTTGTTCAGTCTTCCATTGCAGGAGTACCAAATATTAGTATTTCCGGTTTACAAGGACTCATAATGCTTAAAAGGATTGTAGTAAGTAATGGTTTCACGGAACCAAGATGGTTTAGAACAATGGCAGAGGTTGGATTTCTTGAAGTTGGTGATCCAGAAATATTCTCCGTTCGTTTATTCCGAGTTAAAAACAGTCCGGTAGTTGGAGCGGGGCCAATAATAATATGGACAGCTCCATCTGGAGTTAATTTAATAGATGCGAACACTCAAAAGGTTGATAACGATACTGGTGGTATAGTTCAAATACTTGGAGATGGACATAAAATACGTGTTAGCATGATGGAAATTATACCAGCAGGTGAAACATGGGAGTATATTGTTGCATGCAGAATTAATAGTTCTGGTGCAGGATTAAGAGATGGGGGTTATATAGAATCTTTCGGCTTGTAAGATGGCAACATTAAATACCAAAATATCAAACTTCATCAATAAGGCTCAGACTAAAATTCGTGAGATGGCGAAGAGTCTGTCTGATAAATTTGATTACCAGGGATATCAATCCGATGATTCAAAAGATCTTCTTTTAAAACTTACTAATACTCGTGAATTCATTGTTCTTCTTAACACTTCTGATCGCGGTGGATTGAGCGATGCTGAAATCAGCAGCACTATCGATTTCTTCTGGAAGTGGTTGGAGTTGAATAAGATCGCGGTTGTAAACTACCCAAATTTTCAAACTATAATTCAAGAGAACGTAGTGGTACCATCGGGTAACTACGCACTTCAATCTGATTTATTAGCAGAAGTTGGTAATAGACAGACTGCCGATCAGGCATTAGATGTAAGAATTCAAGTTCTAGAGGGATTTGATCCAGATGCAATTTTTCCACCAGGATTTTTTGATAATCAAGACGCTTCAAACGTAAATGTTTGGGATGATGATTCTCGTTTGCACACACATTCAAATAAGACTACACTTGATAATATCACAAATGGATTATTAACTGCGTTACAAGCGCTTGAGGCTCACTATGCAAGCATTGGAGAATCATCTGGTGTGCATGTTAGCTCAACTGATCGCTCTACCTGGAATGCAAAAATATCAGTTACTCAGCTGAGCGCATTGAGCTCAATCTATGCTCCAATTGCACACGTTCAAAGCGGTAGTGATAAGCATACGATTTCACAGATCACTGGTCTTATTGATGTAATAAATCAATTGAATCTCGATATAGCCACCATGGCCGGTGAAGATGGTGCTGACGGTCGTGCGATTGAACTTCAGAGTAATGGTGATACGATTGAGTGGAGATATGTTGGTGATTCGGTTTGGATTCTTCTTGGAAATTTTAAAGGAGACGCAGGAGATCCTTTCACTGTAGATTTTCGCGGGCCTAGTTCGGCCAGGTTATCAAGTGCTTTTGATGGAGAGGATGAGGGATTTGCTTACCTCGAGACTGATACCGGATATCTTTATTTCAGAAACCCAGCTGGTGGTCCAGCAACATCTTCAGCCGGATGGGAAGATCCTATTCGTTTTGTTGGTGATAATGGATGGTCTCCGGTACTTGCTGTTTTTGAAGTAAGTTCATCAAAGGCCGTTTTTGAAATTGTTGATTGGGTAGGAGGTTCCGGCATTAAGCCGGTATTCGATCCAGGGTTAAGTCCTCCAGACCCAGTTAGATGGTTCATTGGTCCAGCGGGCGTTACATTAGAAACTTCTGTGGCGGTAAATATTCGCGGACCGCAAGGCTTTGGCTTCGGCCCAATTATCGGGGACGCAGGCACGTTAGCTGCCCGTAGCGCTCACGATGATAAAGCAGCCGGGTTTATCTACCTACAAACAGACGTATCTCCACAGGTTGTTTATATCAAAAATACTGATACTTCTGCCGATTGGGGCGGACCATACGCATGGCAGGGAACAGTAGGCTCTTCAGGCCCTCCAGGCTCAGGCCTTGGTAAACTGGTAAATCAGGCAGCCCATGGATTAAGTGTATTTACTGCGGTATCATTCAGAGCTGGGGCCTATGAGCAATTTAATTCCGGATCAGACGATATCTGGCTTGGCGTTATTACAGCGGTTGGTTCATCCAGCTTATTTACATTCGTTCAAGCTGGCTATGTTTCTGGATTATCAGGCCTTGTGGCTAATTCACTATACTTTGTTCAGAATGATGGTACTATTTCAACCGTAGACACCGGGCGCCCTGTTTTCTTCGCTATTTCAACGACTGAAGGATATGTGTTATCAGGCGCAGGGTCAGCCGTTCCTAATCTTGATAGCGTTCTTGGTGTTGGAAATGATGCTGAAGGCCAAGATATTCTTGATCTTGGTAATCTAACGCTTCGTAGTGGTAAGGTGGTTGATGTTGCAGCGACCGGGGGTAGTGATGTATTGAATGTAGGAACTGGAAATGCCGATGTTATAAACATTGGTCGTGTTGGAGCCGTCATTAATTTTTTAGGTGCGGCAGCAAACTATACAGAAACTCAGCACTACATAACAGACAAGCTGATTACACTGAATAAAGGAGGCAGCGGAGCTTCAGGAGTTGGATCGGGGATTGAAATTGAAGAAGGCGGAGTCATTACCGGATATTTCAAAACCAATGCTACCCGTGATGGATTTGATTTTAAAGCCCCCGCGATTACGGGTGTGGCTTCGTTATCCCTTTCTGCTTTAAGCGGGAATAGAACCTATACTTTACAGGATGCTAGTGGAACTGTATATCAAACAGGGGGAACAGATGTAGCAGTAGCGGATGGGGGAACAAACCTTTCATCGTATACGATTGGCGATTTAATTCAAGCAAGTGGGGCTACAACACTAGCTAAACTTGCATCCGTAGCAACTGGAAACGTGTTAATAAGCGGTGGGGTTGCAACGGTTTCATCTTGGGGAAAAGTCACTAGCTCTCACATTGATGCGACTGTCCAGACAGCTGGATTATCATATTTACTAGCATCCGGAGGGACACTCACTGGAGCTAACATTTTTATAATGACAACAGTAAACGTTGTTAAATATAGACTTGACACTCTTGGGACAGCCCTTACTACAGACGCGTTTAAATTATCAAATGAAGCGGCAGCGGCAGCAGGATTACCACAAATTTCTCCATTATTTGTACAAGAAGGAAGAGCGTGGGCTACCGGTAGTGGTGGGTCAAGTAAGGTTATTAAGTATGCAACATACGTTACCGGTACAGATGGCGTTACGAATCCAACCGCAACCTGGGTACTTGCACATTCTATAGATGGTGGTGCCTACTCTTCTCATTTTTCTGTATCTTCTGGCGGTGTTGTAACTGGGGCGGTTTTTGTAGGCGCTTTTTCTTCCAACACAACTGGATTTGTAAATACTCAATCAAATGTTGCCAATGGAGTTACAGCGGCTTTTTACGATGCTACAGGAAATATTCAACCAACGGGGGCCGGTGTAACAAATGTTTATTCTTACAACACAGTAAACTCAGCTCACTCAGCATCAACAACAATAAATTGGATCGGATTCAGATTTGCGGGAGTTATAGGCACAGTAAATACAATTTCCGGATTTGTCCATGATCCAAACATAGGAGGGGCAACACTGGGCGCTAATTATGCCTTCTTATCTTCATCCGGATTATGTGGATTCGGTACACTTACACCAACGTATGCGGTTCAAATAAAAGGAACGCTTGCAAATCAGAACTTATTTGTAGTTCAAGAGAATGGAGGAACGAATGCTTTTGAGATTATAGAAGCGGCAGGGGTGAAAAAGATAGGTTATTTTGGTTCTGCTCCGGTAGCGCAACAAGTGTCTGGAGCGGATTTAACCAATAACGTAACCGCAGGTGGAACGAATGATACAATTGATGATTGGACCAGCTTAACGGTCTATGCTACAGACGGAGCTGCAATTAGAAATGCGATATATCAATTGTCTAGGAAATTAAAGCAAATCAATGATGGATTAAGACTTTATGGAAAGTTTACCTGATGAATTATGAGGAATATTAACGCGAATTTAATGGTTGCAAGAAGGCGGGGCGGGGTTTTCCCAGAAGCTCTGAAGCCTTTATTTTCCGTGTTATGGTTAGAAAATATATCGGGGAACGAAATGATCAATGCTATAAGTGGAGGGGGAAATTACACCATTACAAACAAAGATTTCAGCACTAATTATATTCCATCCACCTCTACTGCCACTTTCGCCCTTTCCAACACAGCTTCTTTGAAGGTAGATGATCAGCTTGATACCCTGCATTATAATGATGCGGGAACAGTCCAGCAAATAACCGCATCCTTTTTAACCATAGCGGACTACAGTAGAACCTTAGTAAGGTATACTGATGATGCTCCTCATAACATAAAATGGATAGGAGTGTTAAAGAGCACGGCTAATCCAACAGCTGATGAGTGGAATCAATTACACTCACTTTTTAGACTGCATCCCTGGTGGTCAGGTACATTTAACCCTTATGGAGTTATTAAAGCTAACAGGGCAGGAGAAGCACAGCCCTATAAAGCATGGACAGCCAGAGTAACAGCATTAGGCTATACTCTTCCAGCGACATTAACAAAAGAAGGATTAAATCACTTCTGGTTAGATATTATTAAACTAGGCCCAACCATTATACCAAAACTTGATTGTATTTGGATGTGGGGATTGAAAGATACAACACTAGCATTAACAACAGCTTGTGTTGCATTTGTACGTCCAACTCTTGCGCTTCCTACTTTCCCGGTTGCTCCGACATTTACTAATGCTGGATTTGAAGGAAATGCAATAGATCAATATTGTAATTCACAATTTAATGCTTCAATTAACGGAATAAAATATGTACAAGACGATGCTACTAGATTCCACTATAAGTATAAAGTTGGAGCTGGGAATAGTGGTTTAGATGGACACCCATCATTTACTGGAAGTAACACAATGCAGAATTCAAGCACTTCAGCGAATCGTATTAATGATGATAGTAATTCAGTAGCGGCCGATTTCAAGGTAGCCGGGTTGGTAGCAATTGGAAGGAGTGGATCATTGCCTACTCAAGGGTATGCAGATGGAGTTGTGTCAACAGGATCATCAAATTCCATAGCATTAATAAATGAGAAATTTTCAATTTTAAGAAGTGCATTTGGGTATAGTGATGCTGGTATAATGTTTTCAGGTTATGCAGCATTTTTAACATCGGCAGAACTTAATATTCTTAATACAGCAGGAGATAGGTATAAAGCAAAATTAGGTGTATAACAAAAAATTTATAAAAGTATGAATGTAGCATACATGGTTCCAGGAATGGAAGGCGATGATTTTCAAGCTAGCTTCAATGCTCTCGTTGATGCTGTAGGGTCAGTTTCCCTAACTGGCTTAAAACTTGCAACAATGGGAGACAGCCAAGATGTTTCCAGTTGGGTTCCATTTGCAGTTGATATCTTAAATTTATCACCGACCGTTAAGGAAGCTGCAACCGCAGGAGCTAGATATAATGATGTAGCATTAACAGCAGTGAATTTATTGACGTACCCTTCAGTTAATAATGATAACTGCCTTTCAAACCAAGTAAGAAACATAATCCGCGACAGCTTTACGCTTGGCGCGCAGATCACATGGACACACCCAGTAACAGGATATGTTACAACAATTAGCACGTCTGGCGGAACCGTTGTAGGTCTAGGAAACCCTGCTCCCGACATTTTTTACATAAAATTCGGACAAAATGGTGGTGATCCTGCGCTAACTGATGGGGATTTTAACACCGTTATAGCTCAAACCTATGGGGATTTAGACAGGCTTAATCAATTCAGCTCTTTACGGTGGGCGATAGAAACATTATCGATTGTTTTCCCCCATGCGACTATATTTGTATGTACCCCATATCAATCAACAAATAGTTATGCTCAGTTAAAATCCGTTACAGACCAAGCAATTCGTATGGCGAAGTACATGAACTGCCCAGTAATTAATATGTTTGAAGAGCTTGGTATGTCTCAGAAGTTTGAGAAGAGTCCGTTGGGAAGGTATACTTATGATGGTGTTCATCCGGGATTTCCTGGAAGCCCTGGACAGGCGGCCCTACAGGATGGAAGGCAGTTGATGGCAAGATTTATTGCGCAACGAATGAAAATGTATTTTGTCTCAAGAATAGGATTATAACCCACTAAACATGAAAAACAGAAAAGCAGTAGAGTTATTCAACATTTTGAATGGACTAACTTTAGAACCCAAGTCAAAAAGAGAGTACGCAGCATCCAGAACCATGCGTAACATGGCTGATTTCATTACTTTTCACACGGATAAAATGAGTGATTTAGATGATGAGCATGCGGCAACATATAAAAACGAGCATGGTTGCGAAATATTCTTGAGAGAGAAAATCAAAAAAACGAGCATGGTTGAAGGCAAGGAAGTTGTGGAGGAATCTGAAGGTAAATTGATATTTACTAAGGATAATCAGAAAAAGCTGATTGATGCAAAGCGTAAATTTAATGATGAGGAGGCCCCTAAATTTACGATATATTCAACGACCGATGATGCTGGGCTTAAACCATACGAAAGAGAAGCACTGATTGATTTGGGCTTCATTAAGGTAGAAGAGAAGGACGAGGAAAAAAAGGCTGAGTAATGGCAAAAGTTATTTCAGATCTGCATGAATTGTACGGTGTATTGGCCGGCAAGAATATCGCGTCCAAACCAACACCAGAAAAATTTGATGCGGTAGTGTATGAGATCACTATCGGTGCATTCAATAGCAATATTGAAATCTATGAGAAGACTCAGCAGATCAGTGATTATCTGAAAAATTTTAAATCCAGGAAGATAGTATCATTTACCAGTGGTTTTGCCGATCTACCTCCTGACTATGCGCATCCACGATTCATTACAACTCCAGCCAACAAAAAAGTTGATGTTATTCCGGATAAATTCTGGACACACAGAATGAATCGTAAACTATCCCCACCGACTACAGACCTACCTATCTGTAAAATTGAACACAATGGTTCGGACTCTACTCCAAAGGTTGGGTTGATGGTATTTCCATCCGCTGTTACCTCATTGAACGTTTACTACTTTAAAAAGCCAACCAGACCTAAATGGGCATATACGATTAATGGGACAAAGTATGTTTATAATGATGCCGGATCTACAGATGTTGATTTCGATATCCTATTATTCCCTAACCTGGTGATGGCGATCTTGTCGAGATTTGGAATCAATCTAAGGGAACAACAGGTTATACAGTACGCTGAACAAATAAAAGCCGGTGAGGCCAAACGATGAGCTTGTATACATTGAACATAATGCAAGAACGTGTCATTCGTGACCTATCCGGTGGAGATATTCCAAACGATTCTCCATATGATCCAGCCTACGTTATTCAGCATTTAAGGGAAGCTATGAATGAAGATCTTGAATTCAAGATGCTTCAAAAGCGTGGAGGAGACGAGGATGATAAATCACATATCACTCAGTACATAGCCACGTACAAAAACATTGAGGTTAAGAAGGATAATACAACTCAGGAAATTTATGCTGAGTTGCCTGGAGAGTTTATCTCAATAAAACATAACAAGGGTATTCACTCTGTTCATAAACAGGAAGGTGTTAATAAGAAAGTTCATTTGCTTCCAATGATCCGGGTAACCAATCCAGGGGTTACTATGAACTTGCCGCACGCTAATTTTGAGAAAAAGAATTGGGGATACTATACTGAGGGCATGCGGGTAATATGGATGCGAGATATCAAGCGTGATAATATTACTCATGTTTGCATGAAATTACTCATCGCGGCACCCGAATCCATTGGTCTTGATGATCCACTTCCTATTCTTCCAGAGAGTGCAGCACGGATAATGGATCGCGTTAAATTGAGAGTACAGAATAAATTCACACAGGATCGTTTACTTGATAACAATCCAAACCTAAGGGCACAAAATCAATAAGGAATGGCAAAGAAAGCAGCTACCATAAAACCAAATGACATTGAACAGAATCAGTTTTATACACTGAGCGCAATGGTTTGGTCTGCATTGGAAGATATTCAGGCCGGCGAGGAGAGATTCAATCAATTCTTGCATTATGCCTATGAGTTTGCCAGGGAGTATCACATGGATATGGGTCGTAAGGTGGAGGCAGGTGAATTTGAAATGAAGCCATGGAAACAATTGGATCTTCCATGCGATGCTGTGGATGTAACCATAGTTGGTTTCAAGTGTGGTAACATGATTAAGACGTTTACGTACGATCGTAATATTCCAAAAACATTTGACAAGTCCGATACGAACTGTGATCCGGTTGAAAACACTCCGTGCTGTCATGTGAATGACCTCGAGGTATCAGACGATAAACTTCCTTTCTTTGGTGCATATGGTCGTGATGGTCTTATGAACAAGTACTATGGTCTCGCTGTACGTCAGAATTATCTAGGATATTTTGACATCGATTGGACCAAGCGGGTTATAAATTTCAAGGAGACAGTGAAGGGTCAGAATAAAGTGTACCTGGAATGGATTACCGATGGGGTTAATCACGATGGAGAGACAGTAATTCATCCGTATGCCTTCAGACTTGGTAAGCTATGGATTCACTGGCAGCGTAAAGAAAATGATGATCGCTTCCCAATGGGAGAGAAGGAGCGGGCAATGAGACTCTATAATAATGAGGTTGATAACGTATTAATACGTCAAATGAACATGAGCATTCAGGATATCAAAGAAGCTTTACGGAGCGGATATCGTCAAACGCCTAAGAATTAATGCAGCAGATTGAAAAATATGTCCCAAATAGAATTAATAAAGACTTCTCACCTGGCGCTGTGGGAAGAGATGGGAATCGCATGTTTCTTCCCGGAGATCTGCTCGATGCTGTAAACTGTAGGTATAAGACAAGTAATGGTGCCCGCGGCCTTCTAGAATCAACTCCAGGAAATATTTTAAAAGACAATTCACTTCCAGCTGGAACAAATAAGACAATTGGTCGATTTGTTAATACTAAGGATAACTCAATAATATTCTGCGTATGGAATAGTAATCTTGACCACAGGGTATTTGAGTGGTTTGTTGATACCGGTGTGTTTACAACCCTATTGTATGGTAGCAGCCTTGGATTTGATGAAAATCATTTGATTACTCAGGGCGGATGCATCGATGATCTTTGGATTTCAAACGATGCTTTTAATTCACCCAGATCAATCAGCCTTTCAAAAGCAAGAGCAGGAGGTTATGTGGCCCCGTATTCTCAATATCAACTTTCCCTGGCTACCAAACCACCTTCTGCACCAACGATTATCTTGCATTTTGATAACACCTTAACTATCAATAGAATTTTTGATAACACCTGGCAATTTGCGTGTCAATTTGTTTACCACGATGATAGGTACTCTACATTTAGTTCTCTGAGTAAGCTCGCTTGGATCAGGCCTTATGAAAATTTTGATCTCATAACTAATTCAGGATTTGAGGTAACCATAGTACCAGGCCAAGAGTACAACACTATAAAGGTGACAACCAATCTACCGTTAGAATTATCTGGACTTGTTAAGCGAATCAACTTTGCATACAGAAAAGGAAATACTGGAGATTACTTCATTTTTGAAGAAGTAGACAATCCCATTGGAGGGAATAGCTATACGGTTGATTTTACTAATAACGGGAAATCCACAGCTGTTTCTAAAGACGATCAACTTCGTGTGTATGACTACATCCCAAAGATTACTAATGCTTTAGAAATAGTAGAAAACAGGGTGTTTACTCCATTGAATAAAACCGGTTTTAATATCGATGAATCAACCTTTGATCTTGAGATAACATTGGGATCAGAGAACACGGATGATACTTATCCAAATATTAAATATTTAAAAGAAGGTGGGGTTTATAGCGTTGGTGTTGTTTTTGAAGCTGATTATGGAGGAAGGACTTTTGTAAAAAGATCAAAAACAATAACAGTCCCTTATTACATTGATCCAGCTGATACACGTGAGTATAAATTCAGACGTGATAATAGAAAATTTATTCAATGGGCATTGACCGGATCTCCACCACCAGGATTTAGTAAGTACCATATTGTATTGACAAAGAATAAATTTCAGTCAGTGCATTTTCAAACATTTGCAGCAGTGCATTTTTATGTTAGAGAATTATCAACACCAGATGGAAACGATAACGCTACGCATAGTTATTATTTAAACTGGAGAGGGAAGGTGTTCTTGAATTTAGGTGGGTACGATCATCTTGAGGAGACTAGATTTCTTTACATTCAAACACCAATTAATATTCCTTCTGCGGTTACACCGGGTTTCTTTGTCAGGTTTTTAATAAGCTCGATAGCAACTAAGTTTTATAAGGTTATCGATGTAATCGGTGATTTCCTAGTGATTGAAGCGGCCCCCGAGTTTCTTGTCCACGATGGTTCTGGAAATGATTTTTTTGGATATGCAGCGGCTTCTGGGATAGGAATTGAGGTATTCAAACCAACTGAATCAGAAAATGTTGTATTCAATGAGACCGGTGTTATCCACCCAATACAAAACGATGAGTTTACTGTGCTTAACGGAAACCTTGAAGGAGATACGTATGTAGTGACGCAGCGTGGAGGTGGGTTGAGGGGAACGATGTATGGTGATGTTACTTTCTCTGATTTATTTGAATCAGGAGAATTCGCTCCTATTTCAGGAAATTGGCGAAATGTGATCAATGGCCGATGGTTTGAATTTCCAGTGGAGACACCGAGTCCAATTTATGCCACAAGTGGGACGCAATCAGTTACCATAGGAGAGGCTACATCTGGTTCCGACACAGGATTATTCAGGGCAACTGTACCAGTGTCTACATTTGATTATAATAAGATTGCCTCCGATCTTGGTATTCCTCATACAATTTTTAAAGAACGTGAGGTTGATATCTACAGTACTTTTGGATTTTCAAATCCTTATGTTCAAAATTCATTTATCAATGGGCTTAATTCGTTTTTGGCAACTAATCAGTATACGCTAGCAATAGAAAGAGGACCTGTACGTGGTGCTATTAAGGTCAGTGGAGTGTTGGTAGCAGTGCATGAGCGCTTTACCTCTTCACTTTATGTTGGTGAGAGTTTTATGCGTCAGCAGAAGAATGATTTCATTTTAGTTCAAACAGATAATGTGGTTGGTGATGATCGTGAGATGGCTTTGAACTATGGTACGATTAATCCCGAATCCATGATCCGTGTATTTGGTTTCGCTTTTTGGTGGGATGGTTTACAGGGGGCTGTGATTCAATATTCTGCTTCCGGGTTATATCCAATTAGTAATTATGGCAAGACCTATGATTTCTTCAAGAAGTCAAGGGATTATTTTCCTTACCGAAATGAAATAAAGGTGATTACGGCATTCGATTATTTGAATGGTGAACTACTCATTACATTTCCAGATGTCCGTGACCAATTCGATGCAATCATTGTGGCCGGTGAAACCTGGGCATTTAATATTGAATCTAAGGAATGGCAAACACGGTACAGTTTCATCCCAGAAATGTATTGCAGTCTTAACACGGACCTGGTAGCATTTAAAGATGGTAAGTTGTGGTTACAGAATGTTAATCCAATCCACAATAATTTCTTTGGAGTTCAGTACACCAGAAAATGGAAGTTTGTTTCTAATGCCTTATTGGGTAAGAATAAGAGGTATTTAAATTTTCATATCAAAGGGGCACTGTGTACAGATCCAACGAGTGAATTTATTCCGGTTAGAATCACCACCCCTGAGGGCCAGGAATCCATTATACCAGCCTATGAATTTGAGCTAGATGAGGGCATCTGGACCGCTGCTATCTTAAAGGATACGAATACAGAGGTGATGGAGGGGCAATTAGCATTACGTTCCGGTGATGATATTGTGTCAAATTATGCTGAAATTGAGGTCGAAACAGATCGACTGGATAAGGCTCAGATGAGCCATGTGAATGTGGTCTTTAAGACTGAGGAATTTTCTGTTTAACTTTAACACCATGGAAATATACATCCTGAGTTCCCTGTTCATTTGGAGTGCAATCAGTCTTCTTTTTATTAAGAAGCGCGATATAGCGATGATCGCTCCATTGATCCCAATTTTAACCACACTGGCCACCTCTGCATATCAAAAATATCAGGGTGATAAGCAGAAAAAGTTAGCAGGGAAGATTAAGCCAAGTAATTATATTCCTCCATCTGTTCAGGAGGCCGTGGCCGGTGCCAGAATAGATGCCAACGCAAGCGTTGCACCAGGTTATGGTAGAACGGTTGATAAACTCCGTACATCTTCAGCTAATACGATCGCTAGAACAATGCGAGGAACTAAAAACGCTGGAACCATTCAGCAATCTGTAGCCGATGCTGATGCACGGGAGAAGGAAGTTCTTAAGGATTTAGAAGTGGCCAATGAAGGATATCGGGCTAATGCAAAGGGACGGTTGAATCAAACCCTTGGAGTTCAGGCTGGTCACGAGAGGGCTTCATTTGAAAATTATAATCAGGCAAAATCAGCACTCATCGGATCATCGTTGCAAAATAAATTCAATGCCTTTAACGGGCTTACTGAAAATCTAATGAATCTCTATGCACTAGATGTTGGCGGAAAGAATACAGGAGCACTTAATTTTTTGAATCGCAGGAGAGGCGTTAAACCAAATCCTGTTACAACTATTGACAACAGTGCTGAATGGTTCAGTGGCTTTAACGCTTAATCTATGGCAATAACAGGAGAAAGTGTAGTCGCTAGAGGTGCTGAGGGCACTGGTGCCGCTCAGGTCTTTCATGGCAATCCGCTCCGTGGATATTTTAACATTCGTGCTTCTCAAGCCAAAGCCCAAGCGGTTAAGTCGGCTGAAGAAGCTAAAGCGAAACAAGAACGGGATAAAAAGATGATGGAGATCATTTCTGTCAGCCCGGAGAAAACCTTTCAACCTTTCAATGAACAAGTACTGGCGGCCGCTAATCAACATCGTAAGTTGGGAATGGAATATCTTGGCAAGGGTGGGGATCCAGCGAGTCCAAATTTCTTAATGGCAAATCAAGCCGGTTGGGAAAAAGTGAATGATGTTGCGCGTAGAGGAGTTTACATCAAAGATAAGATTGACAAAACGATGTCACTTATTGAGAAGGATCCATACTTGAAAGCTGAGTACTACTATCCAAAGATTTTTGATCAATACATGGATCCGTACGGAAACGGAAAACCAATTGATAACATCGATGTAAATAAAATTGAAAACGTGTATACCGAAGATCCTATGGGATTTGATATCGGTAAGTACACAAAAGATTTCATGGGTTCTCTGAAAGAGAATGTTTTCAATTGGAAGAAGCAGAAGAATACCAACATGGGCCTGGAAGCCGATGATGTTGAGGTGAAGGTGAAGGGAGCTCTGTATACTCCAGACGAAACCACCGCTTCTGGTGTACGTGAGGATGCGAATGGTAATCCTATTATCAATGCTACTCCTGATTTTGTTAACTCCTTTACATCGAATGAAAACGCTAAGCGGTTCATTCAAAAGTATGCGGATCAAAATGGCATGGATGTTAAACAGGCCATTGAATCCTTTGTTTCACCACAGGGTGGATTCCAAAAGCAATTACGCCCGATCTATCGCACACCATCGCAATGGTTCATGGATTACCAGAATGCAGCACGTGGTGGTATAAGCCCAGACAAGGTTCCTCAGGCAACCAGACGTTGGGAAAACATACACAATGTTGTGAATGCGTTCTATGATCCGGATGGCAACCGTATGACCTCTGCCAATCCACAGGCCCGCGCGGCTCTTGGATATTTAAAGAAAAACGTAAAACTCGGGGGTGGCGATGTATTAGACGCGGACATTGTTCCCGGGTCCAACGCACCAGGTTCCACGAGTATTATGGGAATGAATGTTCCTAACAATGCAAGCGATCGGGTTGTGTTTAAAGTTAAGTTTGGTACCAGAGGTCAAGCCAAGCCAATTGATATCAACCTATCCGATGAGGGTGCTGGGGCTCAGCTGAACGCATTATTTGAACAGGCTAAGTCAGAAGGTAAGTTTAACATTGGATTCGATCAACTGGCCGATTGGAAGGGAGTAAATCCTTCGGAAATGTATAAGGGTCGTGAGGGAATGGCTCAAGTGAATGAGCAGTTGAAAGCAATGGAGAATGAAACCGTTGACAATAAATGGCTGAAGGGTGAGGGGGCTGAAGAATTTGTTGGTAAGATTCATAACGGCAAGGAAATAGAGGATGCTAAGCCAAACGTTGAACCGGGTGTATTTGGTAGTGGTAGTGGTGTGTTGGGTATGGGTGGTGGTACGTTCAAAGGTTGGGATGTGAAGTATAAGGATGGAACCTATGGTACCATTAACGCTGAACGTGGTGAACTTGCCGATGTATACAAGGGTTTATCAACTAAAAAGAAATCCGCTGCTTCTCCAGATGGCAAAATAAAAGTTCGTAATAAGGACGGTAAGATTGGTCACATTCCAGCGGATCAACTCGATGAAGCTCTCAAGCAAGGATTTGAACAAGTGGATTAATGGGAAAGAAATTAAAAAATATTGACTTCACACCCATAGAGGACGATAAACCTAAGACTGGTAAGACTATTGATTTCGTACCAGAGGGTGAAGAACCATTAAAAAAAAAAGTCGATGGAGTAGATTCCTCGACTATTGGAGAGCCCACGTCCCCGGCACTTGAATATAAAAAATCACTTACTCAATTAGACGAGCTTATTAAAGGTTACGAACAAGATGTAACTAAAGTTAGATCTATTGAGGGTACCTTAGGTGGTATAGATCCATCAAATTTTACCGATCCAAGTAAGCTTAAACAGTACAATGAATCACTTTCTAAATACAATGAGTCGTTAGAAAATATTAAGGGTCGTGAGAAAGAAATTTCTTCATATAAAAAGACTCTTGATGAGGCTAAAGTGAATACTAAAGATCAGAATCAGGTTGATCGACATAATTTGAATGTTGTTCAATACAATAAGATGTTACACGATTACAATCTGGAACATCAATCGTTGAAAGATTTAGAAAAATCATTAAATGAAAACAACCCCGATACTTTCACTGATTACGAAAAAGTAAAACAATATCAAGGATTAGTCGGTGAGTATAATAATGCGTTGGCAGCTGGGAATAAGAAGTATAAACAGATACAATCTCTTCAAACTCTAGCTAAAGATCAGCGTGATCAATATCTTGAATTCAATAGTGCTCGTCAGGAAAAATTATTTGAAACACTTGGATTGGATGATAAGAAGATTCAAGAAATCAGGAATGAAGTTTTCAAGCAAAATAATCCCGATAAAGCAAAACTTGTTGATCAAGGGGTATTAATTCCAATGGATATAGATGTTGATACGGATGATCTATCCAAATTATTGACTGGGCAATCGTATGATCAGATTATGCGGACGAAAGCTATTCAGGATAATAAGGATATCACGGATCGTATATTCGGTTCCTTTGGTAAGGCCGTTACGAAAACACTTGGCTTCGAATTGCCCGCCTCCACCGGTGCAACCATATCAAATATCTTAGCTGATCTTAAAATCAAGCCTGAGGACGAAAATAGACCATGGTATAAACCCGGTGTGGTCAGTCAGTTTAAGAAGGCTGTTTCGCAGATACCAGGTGCTAAAGAGACGGTTAACGAGCATGTTGATAATGCCAGGGTAGCCGTATTCGACTGGGCCCAGGAATGGAGAAAGGCTCCTATTCACATGGTACCGGGCATGAACGGAGTCCCCATGTTAATTGCTAATGATAAGAATCTAATTCAAAGCATTTCGCAAATTAAGAAGCCACTGGATGTAATTGATTTTGTATTCTCATCCGTTGGACAGGGAGCGGCTCAAATCATTCCATCGATTTATAGTAGGGGAACCACATCGTATCTCCAGGAGGTTGGTAATAACTATCTCGATGGTGTAACGGAGATCGCGAATCAAAATAAAATGACTCCCGAGGAGGTTATCAGGAAGGATATGGATGAACCGGTAATCGCACGGAACTTTGGTATCATTCAGGGGGCACTGGATAGTGTGGGTGCGGGTAAGGTGGCTGGTTCTATAGGTATAAAGGGATTCCGTAGGGATCTACGTGATCGCGCACTCAGCTGGATAAGAAAGTCAAGTGAAGCCGGTGGGGTTGAATTGTTAACTGAATCCACACAGTCAGCGCTGCAGCAAACCGCTGTTGGTAAAATGACCGGACTCGGTACCACTGAGGCTGTTCAGAATATCGATTGGTTACAAGCGATCGATGAGGGTATCGCTGGAGCTATTGGTGGGGCCGGGATATCGGCAGCTGGCCAGGGAGCAACGGCTTTATCAAAAGCTAATTTTCTTAACCGATTGAAGAAAACCAGCGTGCCTGAGGATAAGCAATCGTATGAAAACTTTGTAGACAGTGTGGCCGATGTTGCTACGAAGTATGGTGACACCAGGCCAAAGGAAGAAATTAAGAAATTTATTGAAGACGAGGTTTTACCGAAGGCGGAGGAGATACAGGCACCACCGGCAGCGGTAACACCGGAAACTAAACCAGTAGAAGATGCCATTCAAGAGCAAATCCCAGCAGAGGTTCCTGTTTCTGAAGAAGCCGGAACTAGCGCACCGGTGGGCGAAGGAGTATCAACAGAATCTCAAGGCCCTCCCGGAGAAAGTAAAACAGAGCAAGCTAAGGTCGCACCGAAAGCAAGGGTAAGGGTTGAGGCTAAACCCGTAGAGGATATCAACGTTGATTTGGAGCGATTCCAAGCCCGTGAGGAGGACTATTCGAAGGAAAGCGTGCAGAAGATCGTTGACGCGGTTATGGAGGGTAAATTCGATGTAACCGAGTTCGATCCCGTACGCACTTGGACGGATCCTAAGAACGATAAAACCTATGTGTTAGCCGGTCACTCACGTACCGAGGCCTTCCGTGAACTACAGAAGAAATTGGAGGCTGGGGAAATACCTGAGGCGGCCATGGAGAAGATGCGTGCACAGGGGTTTGAAAACTTCAAAACCATTGATGCTGTAGACGCTTCGAGTAAGAGTGAGGCCGATGCGATCGCATTTGCAACCGAACGATCGAATAAGGCTGCAACCCAAGAAACTGTTTTGGATCGCGCTAAGCTTATAGCCAAGCGTAGATCGGAGGGTATGAGTGAATCGGAAGTGAAAAAGAAGCTCAGCACAACTAAACGTGAGGTCCTATTTAGTTATTTGAAGAAGGGTGGACAGACCCGGGATATGATTAAGGCGGTGCAGAAGTCTGAAACCACAGAGGGTCAGGGCCGAGTAATGCAGGTCGGAGAATTTATTGGAGAAGCGCGTAAGCGTTTTCCCCAGCTGACCGATTCACAGGAAAACGAACTACATGAATATTTAGTCAATGGAACAGGTAAGAAACTTACGACCCGGGCGGATTTTATTGATCGCCTTGACAGTGTTGTTAATAACGTTTCTTTCTTGGCTGATCCAAATCAGCCTTTAAACCTTGAGAACCGTACGACCCGTGGATTTAATGAGTCCCAGATGGTAGATGAGTACGACCAGGTTAAGAAGGAAATCCAAGCACTTGAGAAGGAGAGGTTCAATAAGAAGGATCCCCCGCAGCCATCGCGTCTCCAGGAGATCGAAGGGCAATTAAAAAATCTTAACAATCAGTTGGTGAAACTCACTACTGATATTCAAAGAGCCAAAGAAGGTGATAAACAACAATTCGGACTATTCACTCCGGTAGCACCGATTGGTAAGAAAACTGAGACAGCTACAGATACCACTCCAGTTGGAGCGGTCCGTAGGACCCCGGAAGAAAAGATTCCATCGGATGAGACCCCACCGGCAGCGGTACCCGAGGAAGAGATCAAGGAACCTGATTTCTTTGCTCAGACTTCAGATGCTTCAAAAGGTGCGGCACCTATCGGTGAATTCGAAGGCAGAGCCATCGAACCACAACCGATCCCGATTAAACTCTATCGGAAGGCTATAGAATTGGCTAAGAAGTATAATCCGGATGCCACACTGGGTCAGGATAAAACCGGTCGTGGAAACCTCGGTGTATTCTATCGTGGATCAACTAACGTGCGCGTTAAAGGGTTGAATTCACTCAGCGTGGTAATGCACGAGCTTACACATGCGTTGGATAAGCAGAATAGTGTGGTGAGTGATTTTATAAAGAATACTCAGGCTGCGGATCCGTTCCGTCAGCAGCTAACTAATTTGTATCTGAAGTATTATCCAAAAGCTCAGCCGGGTCACGATCTATATCGAAGAATGGTTGAGGGGTATGCGACATTGGTTCAGAAGTACCTGGAACAACCGGCAGAGATCCGGAAGGATTTCCCAGAATTGGTTAAGGAATTCCTTGAACCCGGAGGAAAGTATTATGTTCCGCAGGTAGAGGAGTTTATGAAGGATGTGGATAAGGTCATTCAGACCTATCAATCATTAGATCCATTGGCTAAGATGAGTGCACGGATTGTGAATGAGAGCGCAGAGGATCTCGGGGAAACCGCACCCTTCTTAAGTAAGTCCGATCAGATCACAAAAACATTGTTCGATTCTCTTTATCCGTATGAGAAACTTGCGAAGATCCATGGGACTCACTTCACACAGGAAGACGTATCGATATTTATAAGGCTATCGAATAATTATTTGCAGATGGCCCAGAAGAACATTTCATCGAAAGCTCAGAAGTTTTATTCCATGAGCCCTACGGGTGAGTTCTTCAAGAAGCACGATTTCAATTTTTACACCATAGTAAACGGATTGGAGAAACGTGGTATGCTCGATGAGTTCGATGCTTACCTGTATGGCAGACGAATCAAATACGATTACGATGAGCAGCACCGACTTGAAGCCGAACTGGCTAAAGTACAGGCTCCAACCTATGTGGCCGACATAATGAAGTCCATGAGTATCTCGCAGCAGCAAGCCGAAACATTTGCGCGGATACAGTCCGAACAATTAAAGAAGGATATCGCGGATATGGAGGCATTGCTTAAAAAGGAAGGTGTGAGTGAGAAGGAATCCGAGGAGGCATTCACTGAGGGTAATCGTTTATTTGAAGAAGAGGTGAAGATGTACGATAAGCTTACTCGGGAGAATCTTGACTTTGCTGTGAACCCATTGGTTCAAATGATCGATGATACAGCGTACAGTCGACTATCAGCTAAGAAGGGATACACTCCATTGAAGCGTGCTTTCTACGATGAAATCGTTGGGGAGAACGATATACCAAAGATTCGTCAATCAGGTAAAACAAAGGCTAGCCAGTTTATGTCCAGACGTGGTAGTGAGAAGGCCATTATCAGTCCGTTGATGAGTTCCATGGTTGCACACACCGAAATGCTTAACAAAGGGATGAAGCAGATGGTGTATAATAAGATATTGGGCATGGTGGAGGCGAATGAGAAAGACCTGGCACCAGTATTCCAGGTTGTACCATTGGAGGTGTCGGAGGATCCAAGGAATCGTTATCCACAGGAGAAGGATCCGAATATCATTATGGCTCGTAAGGATGGCAAGCGCGTGCCCATTTTGGCTAACGCTCAAATGAAAGCCGTGCTGGATGAGAACTATTCGTATCACAATCACCACTTAATTGAAAAGGTCGGGGTCTCCATGGCCCAGGTATTCCGTGCCGGTACGACCGGACTATTCTGGCAATTCTTTGCTAACAACATTTTCCTTGACCAGGCTATCGCATCGGTTAACACACGCAATGGAATGTTTCCCTTCGTAACCTCATCGATTGAAATGGGTAAGGCCATCCTGAGTAAGGGATCGGTTGAAGCGGCTTACCTGAAGGAGTATATGTTCTTGGCCGGTACATCGCAGACGTTCTTGAGTGCCGATGTTGCATCGACACAAAATCTTAACGATGTTATTCTGGGTAATAAGAAACAGTGGACCGACCGCCTGGCTGGGTTCTTTGATTTTATTGCAAAGGTTATGAGCACTCCGGGAAATGCTTCGGAAATATTCACCAGGGGAACCGAATACATTCGTGCGCGTAAGGCTGGGAAGCACCAGGCTGTAGCGCTTGAAGAAGCCGGTAGGGTATCGGCACCATTCCATCATACGGGCAGGCTCGGTGGTAAAATTGGACAATCGTATGTTAGGAGTTTACCATACTTCAATTCATCGTTACAGGTGTTGATTCAGAATCGTAATGCACTACAGACCAAGGAGGGTAGGATTCGGTTTGCTGTTGCAGTGTTTTCGATTACAGCGGCATCGGTTGGATCGGTATTATATCTATTGGGTATGGATGATGATGATGAGCAAAAGCAATTGATCAAAGCCATCCCTCCGGAGACCATGAGTAAGTATTTGTTTCTTCCGAACCCATACAGTAAGAAGAGACTAGTTCAAATTCGCATTCCAGATCAACTTGCTTGGTTAAGTAGTATGTTGAATATGATGTTGATTGAGAATGCTGGTCAAACCGATTACAAATGGAGTGAGTATGGGCAAGCGAGTTTATCATTCTTACCAACCCAGGCCAATCCGTTCGCAGGATATCAGATGCTATTCTCCTACCTACCACAGGCGGTTAAGCCATCGGTGGAGGTGGCCACGGGTCAAAAGACCTATCCGACCGTACGTCCAATAGAGTCGCAGAAAGATCTTTCCTTGCCTCCAGAGCTACGGTACAACAAGTACACAAGTACGGTAGCGGTATTCATGGGTGAAAAGCTGGGATGGAGCCCAAAGAAAATAGATCACTTCCTGGAGGGGACGTTTGGTCGGGCGGTTAAATATGTGACTGGTAAGGAGGGTGCGTATGGCTTTGGCGATATCTTCACCAAGGAATTGTACTTTGAGGCCTCTCGCCAGGTGCAATTCTACTATGAAATTAAGAAGGAAAATCAGCAGAAAATTAAAGCCCTTGAGGAGGAGCGGATAGAATATTCACAGGAGGAGGCCGATCGTTTATACGAAATAAACGATTCCATAGGTGAAATTGAGGCTTTGATGCAGGATTATAGTGATCAGGTTGAAGGAGAGCAGGAAGCCGAGGCCATCCAGACTAGAAATCAGATATTCCGGAGTATACGCGAACTTGAAGCAATAGTGTATCTTTAATCCGTTAAACCCAAGTGTATGAAATACCCAGCCTTAGATCTTAACACAATTGATAAATCACTGGTGTTTCCAGATGAGCAATACTACAAGGAGGAGACCACTAAGAAGCAGATATGTCTTCATCATACGGCTAGCGGCCGAGGAGCCACAGGGGATTTCCGCCACTGGTTAAGTAATGCGGAACGCGTGGCTACACCGGTTATCATTGGAACCGAGGGCACTATATTTCAACTGTTTCAAAGTAAGTACTGGGGTCACCACCTTGGTATTAAGGCCAACGTTTTTGAAGATGCTGGCCTACCCAGCCGTAACACTGAATTGAATAAGCACTGTATAGGAATTGAAATTGATGCGTGGGGCCCATTGGCCCTCGTGGATGGTAAGTTCTATTCCTATGTTGGCACCTTGGTACCAGAGGATGAGGTAACTAGGTATCCAGAGGGATACAAGAAGTATCCGGATTCTACATTTTTTAATCAACACCACTTGGTTGGTAAGCCAGCCCTGTATTATCATAAATATTCTGATGCTCAAATCCGGAGTACTGCGCAACTCCTTGAGCTCTGGTGTAATGCCTACAATATTCCAAAGGATTACGATTGGGAAATGTGGGATGTGAATAAGCGCGCATTGTCCGGTGAACCGGGTATCTTTACGCACACCTCATATCGTCCGGACAAAGCAGATTGTCACCCGCAGCCAGAATTGATAGAGATGTTGAAATCGTTAGCGTAAGCTTAAAACATCAACATTATGTCCAAGAAAAAGGAGAAGAAACCAAAGGTTAAGAAGCCTCTGAAGAAGGCTACGACCGAATCCACGAATCCCGATCCACCACCACCGCCCCCACCGAAGCCATGAGACTAATGGTCTTAATTGCTTTTGTGCTACTGTGGTTTCTAAATTCCATTGTACTCAATGAAATCTATGACACCACAGTTTACGCTGACTACATAGCCTTCTGGAGAACCAGAGGGATTTTGTACGATGCAATGTTCTTCTGCATTTCCCTAGTTCTGTTTAAATCTTGGTCAGGAGTAGAGAGGGCAGTGGCTTGCTTTATGATGATGATAACAGCAGGGAGTTTCATTGATAAGGCTTTTTTCCAAATAGCCAACTACGTATACAGTGACATTATTTTAGTTATTTTAAGTATAATCGTATCGGTTATCATCTATGGAAAAACTATCAGAAGAACTAAGGACTCTGTTAATTAAAATTTTAATCCCCGCGCTTGTGGCAGTGAGTATAAAAATTGCAATAACAAGTAGAAAGAATCCAATGACACTATTCAATGTGATCACATCGATTGTCATAGGAGTTGGCTCAGCTTATCTGTTCTCTGGTTTGGTAATCAATAATTTTTCTGACGAGTGGGTTCCCCTAATGATTGCACTCGTTACGATATCCGGAGAGAAAATTGGGAATTGGCTCATTTACAAGTTTAACATTGATCTCTTTATTGAAGCCCTAATAGAAAAATACTACAGGAAGTGATACACCAGATATTTGAAAATTTTAAAGCCTTTTTAGCCCATTACTCATACGAGCAATGGGAGCGCTTTATCATTTGGTGTATGTGTACCTTCCTTGTCTATTGGCGCGTTCATTTCCGTGAGAATAAGGAGTTAATCCGTGGGTTTAAGGGAGACAATGGCTTCTGGGAGGCCCCGGAGGCCATTATATACGGTTGGTTCTGGTTATGGCCCCTAATGATCACTACAGCGTATTTTCTTCAGTGGCCGATACCCGATCAGATCTGGGATTTTCTTGAGATAATTCTCTATGTTGCTCTGGGGATTCGTGGGGTAATGGAAACCGCTAAGGTCATTAAGTCCAAGGGTGAGGATAAAAAGCCAGAATCTCCTCCTATATGAAAAACACCACTACAAGGCCTAAAATCCAGCGTATGCGCTGGGAGATGATGCTACTGGTCTTCCTGGCTCTCAGGAACAAAAATTAATCTGTCACGCTTGCCGTATAGTAGTATGAAACCAACATACTACAAGAGGAATCCACGCGTTGGACTTTCCCGAGAATTTATGCTTAAATTGAGGATTCGAAGGCAACGATACTTAACCCAAAAACGTATGGAAACCGAACTACTAAAGAAGGCCAGATTTAATGTTAGTCTCAAGTGTGGTGATCACGAAGTAAAAGTTGATAATATTAGTTATGACTCAGCCCTTGCTTTGTTTGAAGATTTTTATCAACAGCATGGCGATAATGAAGATATTCAGAGGGCTTATTCAAGTGTTAAAAGATCCTTTGGGTTTATGAGTTCTAGTGGTCCTGGATACGATATTTCAATTTCAGCCGGTCTCCCACGAATTAAAGGCACCGAACCACAAACCTGTGGTCGTAGAATGTCAGAATTAGGACCATGGAAACGAGAAGATGGGTTGGATACATGGAATAAGATTGGTGAGGATCGCGTGTGTAGCTTCTGCGGATCAATGCACCCAGAGGATCTATTGGCTTTGATTAAACAGAAAGGAATGAATGTAGTTCAAGGAACGGATAAGGGGTACAAGTTCTATGTGAGTAGACCGGAAATTCCTAATGCAAGTTTCGGAGCTATAAAATATTACACTCACCATAATACTCCCGAGTTCGTTGAGGAGTATAACAAACTTCTTCTTGCATCAAAACAGCCAGCCGAATGAGAAGGTTTTACATACCATTGATCATAGCGGCCTGTGGGGTTTCATTCTTCATAGGTATGCGTATCGGAAGGCAGGGTGGCCAGCCTTCCGTTGACTCCGCTGCAAAGTTAGAGCGCCTGGACAAACAATTGGATAGCCTGAAGAACGAATGGTTGGCTAGCCACGTCCGGGAGAATAAACTCCGTGATGATACGGCCCGATATCTTGCCAAGGCGCGAAGCTACGAGAAACTCGCCACTGATAGAGAACTTAGTACAACCCAACTAAAACGAAAGCATGGAAAAGAAATGCAAAAACTTATCGACCAGGTTAATCGGTTTACTGACGCTGGTCTGGATTCTTTTTATCGCGCCCGCTACGTATGGCCAGGTGAAGCCGACTCCACCGAAACCCGTAATAAAAATGGTATTGATGCCCGATACAGTCTTGCGTCAAGCAGCGGTGGATATTTTAAGACTCGAACGGATAGTAGTGGAGCAGGACAGTACGATATCCGATCTGCGCTCAGCGATAGTACAGAAGGATTCGGCCCAGAAGGCATCCAATATGATGTTAACCGAGGGAGCGTTCCGGGAATCAGTCCTGTTGGCGGCAAACCAAGCCGAACAGGAGAAGACATCCGTATGGAAGTCGGACGCGCTGAAATACAAACGCCAGCGAAACTGGTGTCTCACTGGCGCTGCAGCCGTAGTGGCGTTGGTGGTGTTAAAAAAATAGAATTAAGTGATCTGAGTCTCTTTGAAGTATTTGAGCAGGGTGTTACCGAAGACTCGGGGCCTCCAGGAGGCCGATCCACGCTTCTCACGAGTAACCATCTTGTCGTGCCAGAAGTACAAGGCGGCTTCGTAATGGGTGCGGATTTCCTTTCGATCTGGGAAGCTCATTGACCACGTACCATCTTCGTCCTGATCATAAGAACTCTCACCTTTACCCGGATGTGGTACGGGTACCGTGATAAACTCGGTGCCTTTAAAATATCCACACTTGACCTCCCAGCATAGACTTGTACATGTAAACCATCGCTTCCAACGATCGGTTCTCAGCTTCCGTTCAACCCAAACACTGTAGTTGCCCTCGAGGAACGGTAGGATTATATTCCGCTTACCCATATCGGCCCACTCGACTTCGTGTTTGCCACGAATTAAGCGTTCGAAGTTGAAATTACCTCTGCGGTACCACTGATCGGTGGAATTCCATGCGTTAGGATCCATCCAAACAATCCACCAGAGGCACCAACCGTGAATACTGATACCGGTTTGTTTGATATCGTAGCCCTCAGGATACCACCGTTTAGGCATTATGTGGCTCATGGTGATCCAGATGCCCAGAATGAACCCGAGGTGGATGCAATACTGAGATTCAGTCGGATCGACCTCCAAATAGATCTGTGGGAATGAGTTCCAACCGGAGAATTCAATACCAATGGATTTCCGGGAGTTCTTCCCGAAATACCAACTCTTGCGTTTGTTAAAGTGTAGAGTCATTGGTTAGAATGGTAAATCGTCTGAACCACTTTGATCTGAAGGGCCTGGTGGTATGAAGTCCTCATCGTGATGGCCGGTAGCATCAAATTCATTTTGAAGAGATGGTGCTGGCGCAGCTGTACTACTTGGTTGAGCAGTAGAAGCTGTTTGACTCGCAGCGGCTTCCGTACCCATTTTCGGATTCTCATCTAGCTTATCGAAACCCTTGGCTCTGGCGTTTGCTGCCACAACTGTTTCTTGTCCAATCCACTTGTCCAGAAGGAATGTATTCAACTTATGATATACCTTGATGAACTTTCCTTCGCTCTTCGGATCTGGAACTTCGGAAATCATCTGTTTTAGATCATCGTACTTGTAAGCCCACTCCATTCGAGTACCGTTGTTCTCCATGTATACGTTTGCGAATTCTTCTTTAGCAAACGTACGGATGGTAATGAAACCATAGTCCTGTGTTCCAAGAATACGATTGATGATATCCCGGGTCGTGTTGACATTAAGGTTCAATTCGATTTTGTACTGATCCGGACCATCGACAAGAATCAGTGTAATGGTTTTAACCTTGTCACCTTTGTACTCGTACTCTCCGTGTCTAATGGCAAGTAGGTTTCCGCTCACCTCTACCTCATCGGGTAGGTCAACGGTGATACTGCCTTCACGCTTCTGTACTTTGAAGTGTGGATTTAATTGTTCATTTTTTTTACTTCTCAGGCTCAAGAAGTAAACTTTTCTGCGTGCCACCTGGCTTCCTAACGACATAAGTATTTGGGTTTAGATTGTTGGTACGATTGTTTTTCTTTGGTAAAGATATTTTATACCACAGTCATTGACTAGGTAGTAATCTCTGTATTTAAAAATAGCGAAATCACTTTCTTCAGGATTAAAAGTAATGTTTTTCCATTGTGAGTCTGGGCTGTTTTTATCTGGAGTATCCAGCATTGCTTCTGCTTTTGCAAAATGATTTTTATCATCCTCTTCTTCAGATGCTATAAGGAGACATACAGCAGCCACCTCAGTTGGTGTAGTTGGGTCGCTTGCTGATGGAGGAACCATATTTGCATCACCAAATATATTTGCTTCTACAGGTTGGGCTCCATTGGTTGTAGGGACATCAACTGGGATAGCTTCTAAAGGAACCATTTTGGCATCCAGTGGAATCATGGGAGTTCTGGTTTTTAATTCATCGCTTCCAGGAGTAGGTGGTACAGTATTACGCTCCTGAATCCTTTTCTCTTTTTCCTCTTCGTTTTGTGGAAGATTCAATGGATTCGAAGAGTTGAAGTCCAAGTTCATAAGCTTGTAATCCTTATGCGTTGGATTCGGTTTAGTCGCTTTGTAAATGCGAATGTGACCCTTATAGGTGTCGTACTCAATGCGAGTAGAACGATCGAAGGTATAGAAGCTGAAGACCTCAACGGCTTTACCGGTCTTTAAATGATTCTCGTATACCTTCTGGCATATTCCGATCAGTGTACGCTTGGTTTTAATTACACGGTCGGCTAGTGATTCTGCCGCACTCAGGATACTCTGTCCAGAGCTTTCAGCGATGCGGTCGAATGCTTTTACGTAGGAAAACGGAACAACTTTGTCGTCCCAGGTAATCCAATTTTCTCCTGTCTGTTTCATGGGTTAAATCTATTGGTTTATGGCGATTTTTACAATAAATCGATGAATTTACTTTACACTTGTCAAGTTTGGATCGCTTTCTTCCCATATCTGTTTAGCTGACTTAGGTAGCGTGTGGTGACCAAGGAGTTTCATCCAGCCTACCTTACCGGCCCATTCGTATAATCCATCCAATTCCTCCTCTGTCATTTCAACGGCCAATGTGAAATAACCTGGCTGCATCATTGAGCCCTCGCCCTCAGAGGACTGGCCAAATATCTTACTAGGATTCCCTTTTACTTGATAGGGGAACTCGGAACGGAACGTAGGTTCGTAGATCCGGATGTCAATTGCGTAAGTCTTTTTCATCTGGTTCATTTTTAATAGCAAATTGAATTTGTTTGGCTATACTGATATGTTCATTTTCCGTAATTTCAATTCCATTAAGAAAAAATTTCACTTTTGGTTTAGTCACAGATAAGTTTAACTGTGACAAAAACTTAACCTTCTGAAGGCCGTTACGTTTCTTTCGCATCTGCTGAACGGGTTAGTATGTATCCTCTTTCTCTTGACCAGGTCTGATTGGCCTCTATGAACTGGTGGCCTTCACGCGATACCGCGAGGAAGAACCGTATATCGATTAGTTTGCTAATGTCATTATCCCGGGCCCACTGATCCGCGTATCCCTCCTTTCCAATTTTGTGATGGATGTCAGATTCCATTGTAATCGGAGTCTCTTTGATTGGGCATACGACTTCATTACGGATGCACATCTGTAGAAACATCGACCGTACCTCTGGGTATAGGCCCTTATCTGTGTCACGTCTTTTTGCATTACAGGAGGCGCATAGTTTTAAATCGTGGTTCTCAAGCCGTAGGAGTTTGCCACAGCCAGGGAAGTCTTCTGTGCCGGTGCAAATCATTTGGTAGCTAGGATTTTAACGAACGGAGGTACGTTGTCTTTATTAATGAATAGTTTACCAGAAGGTATTTTGCTATCAATAATAAATCCAGCCTCTTCCATTCCAATGATAAAACGATAGACGGTACGATCACAAACACCGAGTTCGGATGCCATCTGCCTAACCGTACACTTCTCAGCTGCGGCAAGGTTTAGAAATTTTACAATCTGTGAAGCGTGTTTCATATTAAACGAGTTAAGGGTTCACAACGAGTTAAAAATTCTCTGTAGGTTTCATTTCCAGTGCGCCAGGAGACATAAGCCTCCAGTTCTTTTATTTTCCGCATTGCATACGGATCCAATGAGGTCAGCGGGCTCTCCTGTATCATTCGGATAATGCGCTCTGCGTCCTCAATGGTTTTGACATTATCCTTCCACTTTGACTTAGCAACTTTGTTGAAATGTTTACGCTGCTCCTTATTCTGTGAACCCAGTCCCATGGTTAATAGAAATTAAAGTACTCATCGATTATCTTCTTTGCTTCATCGAAGCCATATACGACCTCAGCTTTCCATCCGCATTCACGGAGCCACGCTTGCCACTGTAGTTGATTTGGCGTTGGCTTATTTCCCTTGACTTTCACTTCAATTGCCAGGCCGGTAAATCCTTTGATCGGATTGAAGATCAGGATGTCCTGCAGCCCTGACTTCATCCCAAGCCATTTGATTTTGAATTGTTCGAACTTGGTACGCTTGCCCTCATTGGCCGGATGAGCCACAACAGCTTTCTTGTACTGCATTCCGATGTAGTTCAGGATAGCACGGTGCGTGTGATCTTCGGGGCCTAGATATTTTTCGAATGGATTCATTTAGGTGGAACGTTAGTTATTTCAACTCTTACCAGTTGATCGAGTGAAACACCGAAGTAATCGGACATCCTGATCAGTATACCTAGTTTTGGCTCAGCCCTATCTTCTTCGTAGGCTCCGATTGATGATCGCTTTATTTCGAGAGCCACAGACAAATCCCATTGAGTTAGTGAATTAATTTTTCTTAGCATCTTCAAATTGATTGCAAGAAATGATACCTCTTTGGTAATTATTTTTCCCATATCAAAATATTTCTTGAGTGTAACGGAATCCTTGAAAGCCCTGACGTTTAATCACACGAGGGGCACGCACAACCGGACCGGCCGTAAGGATCCAGGCCTTACCATGTAATTCATCTTCTCGGTTATCAAACTTCATAGTTCGTTCCCCCTCCGACCCAGCATAGAAAACACGGTAACGTATTTTACCTCCAATGCACAGATAAACGAAACGGAGCGAACGATCATCCTTTGGACGATTCCCCTGGCGAAACCAATAGAAACGATCATCCTCCGTATCCGCCATTGCTTCTAAGAAGTTACGGAGCCAGTGCCGGTATCCATTGGGGCCGATCATACTCTGGGATACAGTGATAATTATCCCATCGGGTGGTTCAATTGGTTTTTTCATTAGCAGGTTTCTTTGAGTTGACCGTAACAGACAAGGAGTTCAACTGTGTCTCCGGATCCGATGGCCTTCTCAGTTCTTTCGATGAGCTGAGTGATCATTGCGGCACCAAAGGCACCGGCAGGAATCTTCTTGTACTCTTCGAGAGTTTCACGATTACGTTTCAACTCTTTCATTGTTGCTTCCATTAAATTTTCCATATCAATTTGGGTTAAAAAGGTAAATCATCTCTTTTATCTGGAGGGCCATCGGTTTGCACTGTAGCTGGTGCTGTGACATCGGTACCAGGTTCCGGATGGATTTGGATGTCGCGGAACTTACTGAACTTCCCAAGGAATTGCACAGCCACCGTATCCGTGGTGCCATTGCGGTGTTTGGCCACGTGGAGTTCGGTGTAACCGCCTACGTACTCATTGCCTTCTTCATTGATGTGTATCTTATAGTATTCTGGTCTCCAAGGGAAGATTACGATATCCGCATCTTGTTCCAATGAACCAGACTCCCGAAGATCCGATAGCATTGGACGTTTCGCACCCCCTCGGGTTTCAACCGCACGGCTCAACTGACTGATCGCTATCACTGGGATACCAAGGCTTTTCGCAATACGCTTTAGGCCTCGGGAGATCGAACTCACTTCTTCTTCACGGTTACCACCCTTACGTCCCTCACCACGCATCAATTGAATGTAATCGACTACTATAATTTTTATTCCGTACTTATCCACGTAGCGTCTGCAGCGGGCTTCAAGTTCTAATATGCTCAGGCCGGCCGAATCATCGATGTAGATTGGAGCCCCACTGAGCTTTGATGTCTTATGCGTTAATTGTTGCCATTCGAAATCAGCCATATCCACGTGACGGATCTTACGCAGATCGATCCACGACTCACTACTGGCCATCTTGGCTGTAAGCTGAATGCAACTCATTTCCATTGAGAAGATAGCCGCTGGTACTTTGAAGTTTACCGAAGCGAATTTAACCGCTTCGATAGCGATAGTGGTCTTACCCATACCGGGTCGTGCGGCAATGATGATTAGATCGGTATCCTGCCAACCACTTGTGACCTTATCCAGAACGGTGAACCCCGATGGGATACCAGTAATATGGGATTCGCTGGTTTTCTTATCATTCATGTACTTGATCATTGCGTACATGGCTTCCTGCATACTCTTCTCTGTTTTGGCTCCAGAGCTATTTATATTCAAGGCAAACTTTCTGAGCTCTTCGATCAATTCGAAAACATCGGTATCCTCGCGATATCCCTTCTCAGCGATATACATACCGTGATGGATAATCTCGCGTAGCATCGACTTCTGCATAAGAACCCGACAATGATATTCCATGTTAGCCGCTGAGCTAACCTTAGATGTTAACTCGGCTATGTAGTAGGCCCCACCGGCAATATTCAATTCATTCGTTGTACTTAATTGATGCACAATGGTTCGCATATCAACCGGCTTACCCTCCCGGGTTAAACTCTGAAGGGCTTTGAAAATTACAGAGTGCTGATCGGAATAAAAATCCTCTGGTTTTAGAAGCTCTACGAGTACTGAGGTAGCTCCCTTTTCTAACATGGCCGCACCCAATACGGCTTCTTCCAAATCCAAAGCTTGCGGTGGAATTTTAGCTACTCCGTATGCGAGGTCGCGTGGTGATATTAAATCTTCGTCCATTATCTATGATTTAGTAGGAAAGCAAGCATATATTCCGATGGTTGTTTGCACCCATTTTTTAGGATATTTTTCAAATTTTTCCATAGAAATAATTTCTCCTTTTGGTTTTCTATGGGTATGCAATCGTATTTCTATTTTGCCATTTTTATTAATTGCACCGGTAAAAAATGGTCGTTTAATCTCTAATTTCATATCTGTGGATATTGAAGATGTTGTTCTCCTTCTAATTCATTTCCTGAGTTGTGCTTACCAACTCGATACATTACACTAAAAATCTTATTTTCTAAGTCTGATAGCTGAGGAGTTTTTGTATAGCGTCCATCTGCTAAAACGAAACTCCAATCAAATACTTTTAGTAGATCATTCTCCGGAGATGTTAACAACGATGCCACCTCTACTGGAGCCCATTGGCCCCACTGCTTAAAGAAGAAAGCCACACCAGCTGAGGCACACTGATCACGTAGAGATGCAAACCATTCAGGATTCGGTGGACGGACCCCGGATTTGATTCCACTCTCCCCACCAGCGATAACCCAATTCAGTTTAGGTACATCGCGACACGGCCTGGCCATATCAGTCTGTACTCCTGTAAGTGCATTGATTTGACAGTAGTCCGGGTGACCTGCACCATCACAGTCCAAGTTGGTTAGATCGATTGGCCCCAATAGGGGTTCGGCTGAAATTCCTTTGACTACAGCATCGCATTGTAGAAGGTATGGAATACGCTGTGCTGCTGTTTTCTGATCCTCCACACTGGTTAGCATCCAGACGTTTGGTAGTGGCCAATTGAATTCGTGATCACTCTTACCCTCTAAGATCACGGCTTCTTGCCAAACAGACCACTTGCGGGTTTTAGATGCGAAGTACTCAGCGGCTCTTTCTGGTCGTTTAGTCGCAATGATGTAGGTGTGTCGTGAACTCATCGACATAATAGCGAACACCTTATCAATGAAATCAAACGGTACATCCGCATGGAATAGGTCGGACATTGAGTTGACAAAGATTGTACGAGGCTTTGTCCATTTCAATGGGATAAGCAATGTGTCCTCATGCGTACGAACCTCACCGAGAAACGGATGATCGTATTTCTTCATACCCATAGCGCGTAGGCGCTTGTGCATACCCTCAGCGTAACAGAATTTACATCCCTGGCTAACCTTATCGCAGCCAGTTGTGGGGTTCCACGTCTCACCCTTGGTTCCTGGACGATGTGTCCATTCGATCTTTGTGCTCATTTTTTTACGGGGTTATTTGTCTTTAACGAGTTCTAAGTTTTCAATCCGAACCCAATCGATTTTCTTACTGTTATCAGCGATTTCGAGTCCGATCATTTGCCTCTCGAAGTCAACAGAAATAATATCTTTCTCCTTACCGTTTACTAAGGCCTTCATACGGGCCTTAAACTTTGTTGCATTGAATTCTTCTTGAGTCATTTTATTTATCGGTTAGTTTTAAAAACTCATCTATTGCGTAGGGTTCCTCTGATCTCCAGTCCTCATCCAGATAACCATGCTCAGCTAGAAATACTGAGTACTTCTCTAACAGAGTAATCGTTTTATCTCTTTGTTCTAACTTCCACTCTTCCCATTCTTTTCTGGTGATTTTGTACTTAACGTATATTTCCTTTGGGATTTTCCTTTCATCGATATACTCGGGGTCACCTTTATAATCAATACCAGTTGCCTTTTCAACCATAATTATTCTATTGCCAATTTGTACACACCCTAAACAGGCACACAGACCATCTTCACCTCCACACCATTTATTTCTCCACTTCTCTGGGATTGAGTTCATTATTTTGTCGATGTCTTTATGTTCTGGTAGTTTGAATCTTATAGTTGTCATAAGGAGCTAATTTAATTTCAGTGAGTAAAACCCCTTTCGGGGCTTTAGGTTTAATCGAATTCGTAAGGCACGCAATTCACAGTCAAAAATCCTGGTGGGTAAATGTAGCAATACGTGCATTTCTGCCACTGATGCAAATCCAAATTGTATTCTACTTTGTCCCAACAGGTAGGTACTTGTTTTTTGATGCTAGAGAAGCTACATAACGCAACTACTGCAAATAGTGAGAAGATTAGGACTTTTTTCATAATACTCAGGATACGCTCCCTTGGGCGTTAAGTTTTGGTTTCGGATTATCCTTCAACCAGGCCGCTCGGGCCTGATCCAAATACTTCCCGAAGTTACTGCGGGCACATAGGGTTTCTATCTCCAGGTGCTTAGCCATTTTTTCATCCATACCCCATTCCTTCTGTTTGAATTTGAATACAGCGGAGAAGCTTTCGATCGTAGTTTTCAACCGATATTTCTTTCCCTCCTGGAACCGTGCCCAGATGATTCCGATGCGATAATCAGTCAGTTCGATTTGGCGTTTGAACACGGTGTTAAATAGATCGATAACCTCTTGGCATACGATTCTTTTCTTTCGGATCGGTGCATCCCATGAATCGTAGTACACATCGGATTGGCAGAGTTCGAATCCCTCCTTCTCACCCTTCTCAACGGTTTTAACCTCTTGTAATTTCACGAAGAATGCGAACACCTGGTCAACCGTCCAGCCCCAGCGTTCCGCATAGATTGTGAATTCTGTGTACTTCAATACTCCGGTCGGATGTGCTGCTTGGATTAAATCCAAGGTGGCTTCGAAGCCACTGAACCGCTCACCTCCATGCGCCTTAGCGTCAAAGGTCTTGCGGACTTTCTCTAAAGTTAGGGTTATACTGGCCATACGTAAGGGTTTTCGAATTTAGGTTAAAAGTTCTTAGTTTCCTTTTGATTGTTAATGAAAGTCAAGGTTTTCTTTGTTTTTGTACGCCAATCGCAACCCATCAATAAAAGTTTGTGTCTTCTCTCGGATGTTTTGCACATGCCCACCAAAATTCTGATCAGGTAATTCGGTAATTATTTTATCTAACTCGTCAGCTATTGCATTACAACTTTCCCATTTAATATCCCCGTCACAATCAGAATGATAAAGTAATTCGTGTAGTGGAGATGGTTTAAAAGCCTCCCATTTAAGAGGAAAATATCCAATAAGTTTCTCCCATTGGTGAGTAGCCCCGCTTGGGTAATTTTTTACTGCGTAACCAATTAGTGATACTGGGCTATCAAAATCATCGTCTTTTTTTGGATAAAAACCCTCCATTAAACGAAGTGGTATACCAATACATTTTGCTATTTCTTCTCTCCAAGTCATAAATGCAGAGTAGGCACCATGCCAAGCTCCGTGTGATGTGTCTAATCCCATAATTTTAAATTTAGTTTGTTTATAATATTAACTACCTGTGATTTTGATTCGCAGATTAATCCGATCCAAATCAACATTGATTTTAGTCATATCGATTCTCGCATAAACCTTCTGAGTCTCCTCAATATTCTGGTGACCCATCATCCGGGATACAGCCTCCATACTAAATCCCATCGTAAGCATTTCAATTCCGAAAACGTGTCGGCCGGTGTGCGTACCAACTTCTTTCCAGTAGGGGAATCCATACCACTTGAACATACTTCTGACCGTCCCGTACGTAGCCTCATAGGTTTCCATCGGATAGATATTGTATTCGAGTTTCTCCAGGAGGGCTTCGGTCTGTGGAAACAATGGGATGATCGCCATGACTCCACTCTTCTGCCTTTGATACACAATGCTTTTCTTCCCGGACATATCGGTTTGAATGTGATTACGGATATTACTACCGATGGCAACCAGATCGGCATAAGAGAGTCCGGTCCAGCGTTGAAATAGAAAGAGTAATCGCATACGCCATTTCTTGACAACGTACCTATGGTATTTCTGTTTCATAGGATTGCCTGGTGCGGGGACCTCGATTGTTTCAATCTTTAATAAATCATCCGGACTCACAAGACGTTCAAACGATTGGTTTTCAATCTTACCAAACTTCTTCGCCTGATACTGTTCGGTTAATCGTTCACGTACATATCCCACGCTGATCGCGTACTCTACAATCGCCTTTACCTTACCAATGTATTCACGAATCGTACTCTCAGCGAACGGCTTTCCACTTTTACTTTTCGGTGACTTGCGGATGAATATCTCCAGCCGGTATAGGAACGGAGTATCGATGCGTTCAATGCTTACATCGGGTGTTTGGAATTCAGTTGGAATAAATCGAGTCAATAGACTTCGAATATTCAACTGATAGACCTTGGCTGTGTTAATAGCCAATCGTTTTGCTAACAGGTACTCATCGATGAGTTCGATGAGTCCTTTGGACACAGTGGAGGTTTCATCGAAGTAAGCCCGAATGACATCAACCGGTATGGGCTCCATCTGTTTGTCATTCTTCATTTTAAGGTAACGGGTGTGCAGACCTTTTTTGATCGTGCTGAGCGCCTGGTTAATCTGGAGGCTCTCATCATCGATACCGATTACCCAATCTTTCTTTCCTCCCCAACGGGCTCCCTCGGGGATTGCCATACCAAGGGTACGCATGCCCTCTACTTTAGAGGAACCGGTTTTCTTTTTAATAGCGGTTGTAACAACGACTTCGATATCCGGGGATTTTTTCTCCCGGATCCGAAACCAGCATTTGAAATTATCGTAGCTCATAGTTATAAGTTTTGAGTTAACAGTGGACCTAATTTGTTTCTTAATTTCCGGTGTGCCTGATTGGTCGAATCCTGCGAAAGCTCCATGGCCAACCAGTCCCTACCGAGTTGATCGGCTACAACGGGTGTTGTGCCAGTGCCTCCAAAGGGATCGAATACAACTGGCCGTGTGAGTTCTCCGGGTTTATTGCATTTACACGATGGCTTCCAGCCGATAGTCCGCACAATATTTTCTCCTCTGGGTAATCCGTGCTTTATTAAATCATCTCTCTCTGGTTCTCTTTCAGTAGCATCGCGGGTAACAAACTCTTTTTTACTGATTCGTACCCAAGGCTTACCACAGTGCGGACAATTTCCTTTAGCCGATGTACCGGCCAGAATACAATTCCTTGGAAGTTCCTCTGGGAATGTGGCAAAGTGATCGCCCTTATAGGGTTGAGTACTCATCGACCAGACATCGCGCTTATTAGCAATACCGTCTCCGATCAGATTACCATCCTCGTCCAGATTACCATTATGCTTACTTAACTTGTTATCCTTTCCACCTCCGCGATGATCATAATCCTTACGCCTTCCTTCGGAGTGAAAATTCCCGTGACTACCTGAACCAGTATCCCATCCCTTCGGTACGTTCATGTGCTTTGACACCACGGCTTTCATCGGCCCATTGTGTCGCTTGCCTTCGTAGGCCCGATCGCTTCCCTTCTGATTCTCTACATCCTGAGCGGTTCGCTTCACTGTGGAGTCCTTGACCTCCTCGGCTATGGCAACGCGATCGAAGTAATAGGACTTTGATTTAGACAGCATGAAAATATGTTCATGTGAACTTGTGCAGCGATCCTGTGCACTTTCCGGCATCGGATTGCGTTTTGCCCATATAATCTCAGACCTTAAATACCAACCTGGTTCAAATAGAGAAGGTGGTGCTGGAAAATCAATTTTTGGATTAATTCCATTATGTAAATCTAAAATTGCTTGATGGGCTTGCGAGGCTAAGTCACCACTTGACTGGCAATTAAATATAAGTCTTGCTTGATGTTGTTTACCTATAAGATAAGGATAAGTTTCTTGAGCAATTCTTTTTGCTTCATTTGGAGAAACACGCCATCTGTATAGGGTTTGTACACGTCTAGTATTTTGTGATGGGGTTTGGATTGTGATGGTGCCTAAACCTGTAACATCTTTTATACGCCTTATGATTGCTTCATCTGTATTGGTTATTTCTAGCCCTGCACTATACGTGTCTTTTGTACGCAAATAAGTATTCTCAGTCCCATCAACTTTTTTAAATTTTGAATATGATGAGGTTCCTGCTTTCCGTTTATGAATAAAAAAACAACCCTCTCCATCAATCATTGCCGCCATCCAAACTCTATCGAGTTCATTTGTTATTCTACCAGTATAGAATGGTGCCCTGAGGGCTTCGGCTAATTTCCAAGGAATTCCTACGAGATCCTTCGGTTTTATAATCGGATGCTTACCGTCCTGTGGTCTGGTCTCACCATAGCCCGCGTACGATTGTCCTTTGTAATTTATGTGACCAGAATTATTATACTTATCCCATGCGGCTCCAGACTTACCCTTACCCGACCAGTAGGTATCACCGATATTGATCCACAGGGTTCCATGTGGTTTTAGAATTCGTTTGCATTCTCGGAATACGATAACCATCCGCTGAATGAATTCCTCTGGAGTCTTTTCGAGTCCGAGTTGTTTATCAATCCGGATGGCTCCGCAGCGGGGACAACTGCCTTTGAAGCCCTCCTGGCGGTGACCCGTTGACTTCTTTCCTCCACTGAGTGTGGAGGAGGCCAGCCCGCGTTCATTTGGAGTCGAGGATGGCATGTGATCACACTTTGGATCACCGTTCAACCAGATTCCGGTTCGGTAGTCACGCTTACCCCAATAGGGTGGGCTGGTTACGATGCAGTCCGCTATTCCATCGGGAATACTTTCCAGTCCGGTCGTTGGATCGAACACATCGGATACTATGAATCTATTGAGTTGAAATGTCATACTCTGGTTAGTGGTTTGCTTGGCTTTTCAACCAATGGTTTGTTATCAATACTCAGATGTGGTTTGTACGCAGGTAGGCTCCAATGATACATTTTGCGGAGATACCTCAGTGCCCAATATTCAGGCTGCGATTTATATCTACTCATGGCCTATGGTTTCAAATTCAATGTATTCGGATTCCTTGATTATAAATATCAGAGCTTGTACTCTGGTTAGCTTCTTTCTCTTCGACTCAGCTACTAATGGTCTTGATAACAATGGTGATCTTCCAATACCATCGTATTCAAATACCCAGTCGAATTGGCCAACAGCCTTAACAGATAATTTATTTTTATCAAACTTTGGACGTTTCCGGATCTGAGAATTAACAAACTCAATGAATTCAGTAGTGTGGTTAGGAAAATCAATACAGTGTATTTCTTCGGCTGATAGCACAGGCCAATACTTACGGGCCTCCCGAAAAAGTTCTATCTCTATTTCTGAAAGTCTTACCCAGTCCATATTACTTAATGATTTCAAGTATGTTAACTGCCTTGCGTACCGGACTCGTATCCTCCATCTTTACTTCACATCGTTCTAATTCGTTTTTGAATCCAATGAGTTCCATGATCACCTTTACCATCGCTGGATTCGGTAGAGCGTGATCCGCATCAACGCAAACGCTGAGATGGCGAATACGTCCAACAACTTGGTTTTCTATGCAGTACACAATTCGGAATCCGTGATCCAGGTGGACGCAATGACCTGGCCGATATCCAGCGGGATCCAATTGTTTGTTGTGAATGTCTAGAAGATCATCCATACTGAATGGATGTTGCTCAGCGTACTCAACCATCGTGGCTACTTTGGCCTTAGCGGCCTCATCGATTACAAGGGCTCTCATCGGATTTGGTTTAGTTCAAGTAATTCGTGCAAACACTTTGAGCTTCTCTTCAAAACAGCTGAGTACATTTTCTTCGCTGATTCCTGAACCATTCCTTCGGGAATCACACCGGTTTCCTTCAAGTAAAAGGCAACATCTAAACAAGTGGCCTCTGGATATTCAATGAGTGCTTCAAAAGGAACTGCCAATATCGATTGACTGAACCGACTGATTATCTCCTCCGATACACGCGTCTGAGTTTCCAGCTTACGTTTCCATGCACGCACGTTTGGTCTTGACCAATCGCAATGCTGCTGTAGGAAGAAACTAGCCAGTTTGATCTGTGATTTTGCTTGTTCGGTTAGATTACGGTGCATCCAAATGATCACGTACTTCTCCTCTGGCATCTGTGGTGCTGGCGGGGTCCACCGATGGATATCAAGAAGCTTTATCGCCTTACCCTCGACCTCATCCCACCAGGCGGTGTTCTTTGGCAACGATTGAATATTTTCTGATTCATATCCAGTGCCAAGGCTATCGGGATCACAGTACACGGGTATACCGGCCCTGTATAGCATTTTCATCATCAACGAGGTGCCACAGCGCCCCATTCCACATACGAGTATTTTCATTTGTTAAGGGTTAAGCGTTCAACGATTTTACCATGCCATACCTTCAATCGCTTCTCAGGATCATTCCGGTATTCCGGATGATCATCATCCCAATTCATAGAGAATACGACAGCATCTTTCAGGGCCTCAAAATCTTCTGCGGTTCCTGAGATGGTTAATATTTTTGGTTTACTCTCAGGGTTTGGCAGAATAGTCCAGCCGTTATCAAATAAATGACTGGTTCTCCATTTCCAAAACTCCTCAGGGTCTACAGATATAACACCGTCTTCAAATACTATCATCCCCTTTGAGTTCATAGCGATAAATTCGACATCATCAAAGTATCTATGGGTAACTCGCTTACCCTGCTTCATGGCTTCGATCGCCTGTTCTTTAGTTAGATTTTCCATAGTTATAAAAGTGATTCGACACAACGTTCTACTAAAAACTTCATTACCGGAGGTGTAACCGCGTTACCCAACTGCTTAACCTTTTGCTTCGAGTCCCCCAGGACTACGTAATCCGCATCGAAGGCCATCCCGAGTTGAATCTCATTTGGCAGTAGCATCCGATAGAAACAATCCTCAAGCCTTGGTTTCACGTACGGCTGATTGATTAGCATGGCCCGCTCCTTTGTACTCACTGTGCGCATGGCTTCGGTTATATGGCTGGCTACATTCGATCCACCGTAGAAATACGATATAAAGCTATTGAAACTTTCAGCCGTAAGTATACCGGACTTCGGATGCGTTGTCTGCGATGGCAACTCATTCGCTGATGGCTTTGACATACTCTGGCCATGGTTATTCACTACCAATGGCACGTTCAAAAGTCCGTGGTGATCCTGAGCGGTAACAGAAGCCATAGGTTGCTCCGATGGAGCGATTGGATTGTGCTTCCCACTATAGTTTTTAATCAGCATTGGCATCACCACACCCTTGGTCTGCCCAGTGTCCTGTACTGATATCGGTTCCTTCGAGGCATCGTCCACACGGGGTTTGGCTTCACTCCATCCACCGTCAAGGATTAGCGGAGGTGTAACCAATGCGTTGTCAGTGATCGTTGTTTGAACCCTGAGTGGATCGAGCGAACTCTTTTCAACCCCTCTGGCTTCTTTGCTGTACTGCGTACCAATGATCAGCGGAGGAGGCGTAAGGACGGACTCCCGCCCGTCTGTCACTTGCACTGGTAAGGCCTGTTCACTTGACTTCACGCGGTTCCCTATTCCTTGAATGTATCTGGATGAAATGATCATCGGATTCAATATCCCAACTGCAGCATCTCCCGGCTGTGTAGTCAGAGGTTCTCCCGCTACAGGCTTCACCCGGAAGTCCACGCCTGAAGAGAACTTCACATTAATGAAGCTCGGCTCATCCCAAAACTTATCGACTCCGTATTGACAACGGACTTCGGTTTTAGGGCTCAGCGGTTTCTTACGATCTCCAATCCGTGTGCCTGGCTTAGACCAGTCGATACAATTGAAGGCAGCATAGAAGTACGGTTCCACTACGGAATTACAGTCCGGACATTTAAACAAATACTGAGTCCGGTATTTCCCATGATTCTCTGGAAGGTTGGTACGCTTACCACGGGGTTTAAACCACTGGTAGGCCTCAACGGTTTTCAAACACTTGTGGCACGGAGCCACAGGGGTATGATTCAAATTTGGTTTCTTGTTTCCTTTCTTCCAGAATACGCAGTACATCCGGTCGCGTGATTGCGGTGTCGGATGTGCGTGCATGCTGTTTATGTATTTTATTTCGTGGTCATAGCCGAGGTTTGTCATCGCCATTAACCAGGTGTCGAATAGAACCCATTTGGTTCGGGCCTCGACTACGTTTTCCACGATAATAATATTGTAACGGTGATACTCAGTGAAACGGCAAACATCCCACATGGTAGCACGGGATCGCTCCTCGGCTATCTCGGACATAAGTTTCCCTGAGGTATGGAGTTGATTGCCATACATTTTCTTTTTCGCCTGTCCTCCACCAGCTGGGCTGTGCACGGTACATTCGGGTGAGGTGATTAGAATATCTGTACTGTGATACCTCCGAGGATCACAGGCTGAAATATCTGTGCACACGTGATCGGTATCTGGAAAATTGGTATTGTGGGTTTCAATGGCGAGCGGCCAATGGTTCATAGCCAACTTGACTTCAAGGCCGGTATTGAGTTTCTTCTCCCGTGCTACCAGACGGACTCCTTGCGAAGATCCTCCAGCGCCACAGAATTGATCTGTTACGGTAATGTGACTATTTTTCTTTGCCATAGGGGATTATTAAGGGTTTGTAGACTTCGGTTTTAGTGTTATACCTCTAAGCCTTGGCGGCTCAGGTGGTGTTAAATAAGTTTCTCCAGTGAGTTCATCGTACACGTGACCCATGTGACCACGAGAAGATAATCCATCTTTAGTTGGATCCCAGAACTCCATTATTTCACATTCAATTTCATAGCGCTTGAGTCGATCCTTAAACCGAGTCAAGTCAACTTCATCTCGCATAGCAACGAACACAGGTTTCCCTGCTTCCAGAAATTCCTTTATCTGGATCATCACTTCGTCTGCTCTGTTAGTTTGTCGTGTACGTAGATGTATTTCCATCATCTTTAATCTTCCATTAAATTCAAAAACGATCCATCGAGTAGACGGACTTTCTCAACACCCAATTCTCTCAGAGCATTGAAATCAGGCCAATCAATACCATTACTGAATCCACACTGTGTGCATTCGGTATTGTAGAATTTAGGATAATCAGCGAACTGAAGTTCTACTCCGATCATCGTTTGGGTTTTACATTTATGACATTCCATAGCCTTCGATTCGTTTGGTTAAGACCTCCTCGTGGAGGTTTCGGATAATCAATCCTCTTCAGTTAACCTTTCATTTGGCTTCTCAGTGCTTTGCCTCCACCAGAGGGTTTAGTAAAATCTATATCGGAGACTCTTCCGAGTGCGTGCTTCACGGCCTGTGTGCTTCCAGAATAGATTTTTCCATCGCTGATTTTCTGTAATATCACAGGCTGTTTACCCTGATATTGTTTCAAACCAATGATTTTGAATTCTTCACCATTCAGTTTACACGTTGTGAATAGATCGGTTGGTTTGAATCCAAACATGGTTGCATAGCGTTTGAATCTTTCACTCTCGGGCGTTGATACGGTTCCATCGGATTGAACTGCGCTGGCTGTGATCTTCACATCAAAGGAGCCCTCTGAATAGCTCAGCTTGCCTGTGAATTTGAACACAATTCCACTCGCATCGCCTACCGGCTTGAGTGCATCCATAATAGCCTTGCGGATTTCATCGAAGTCCGCTCTGGTTGCTTTAGTAAAATCAGTTATTTTCTTCATTTGAAATTGGTTTTAAGTGGATTTGAATAGGCCTCTCGGATATTGCGTTCTAAGTTTTCATCTACCCAAAAGGTTCTTACTACATTATTGATATATGCTTCAATGACTATACCTTGAAAGCTTCCATCATCATTAATACAAATGGCCATTTTGTGGCTTAACAACGATGCTTGTCGCATAGCGATTAACTGTTCTGGTTTTAATAATATTACTTGCATAGGTTTTGAATTAATGGGATAAAAAAACGCAGGAGGTTTCTCTCCTACGCTTTAACCCTATGGAACACTAAAATAAATTTCCTTGCTCTGCTTTCGGTGGATCGAACAGAGGGGCTTCGGTTTTTGTCATACCGGATCGTGGTTTTCCCAGCCGGACTGTACCAATAACTTTTAAGCAGTCCCTCAGCTGTTGCACCTGTAGCGTGTGATCTAAACCTCGGCTATAGTCGTGTTGGTTATCCGGACACGGTATAGCGGTTTGGCGTTCACTAATTTTCGTAATCTTCGAATCCTGATTCATAGGTATGAATTGTTTGAAGTCTAACAATTGCTTCTCTGATTGTTTGGCAGTTGATTCCCCTGTGTGGGTTGAATTCCTGCTTGATCAACGCGACCACTTTGATCTGTTCTAATCGCGTTAAACATAATCCCATATCCACAGCACACGCTTCAATGTCGCGTATGCTGAAGAGTGTGCAGAACACGTAACCCTGATTTAAAAACACTTCAGGCTCTTCAAAGAATGTATCGTTACGTTCGCGTTCAACCGCATTCGTATAGGTTTCATTCATAGCCCGCCAGCGCTTAATAAGGATTACGGTTAATAAGACCACCAGACTACCAAGCCCAATGGGGTAGAGGTAGAGGAGGTTCATCGGATTGGGTAGATTTCGGTTATACTGATAAACTCCGCATCCGGATCACTGTGTCGAACCCAACCGTTTAAGAAATCGTTTGGATCGAGATTTATTTTATTCACATTGGCTTCAGCCCAAAGCTTTGAAACCTCCGATTGTGTTAAACTCGTATGCAATGCCCCACGAGGGTTCCCGTGGTGATTGAGGAGCTTAAACACATTTTTAATTCCATGTGCCATAGTTTTAAGTGTTTTTGGTTAATACCCATCCGCAGATGGGTTTCGAGTATTAAACTCTCGTCAGTTAACCTATAAGTTAAGTTCTCCGTGTGATAATAAATTCAATACCTCCGATGTCAATCGTAGTATTATCGCCAACGCCCAAACCAATTAACTCACTGATCTCATCCTGCTCAAGGGTTAATTGATCGGTTCGCTTGGCATTATCCGTAATGAATTCCTCCAATGAGATAATCTGTGTTTTAAACCCGGCCTTGACTTCAATCATTCGTTTCTTACGGTTGAATAGTTCAAGGGTATGATTGCCCCAGTCTTGGATTCTTCCCTCCATATCATCGAAGCTGTATGGGAACGGGTATCCTAAGGATGTGGTATCGTTGACCTCATCATCATTGCACTCTGTCCAAATAATACTCAGTTCTTCAGCGGCTTGCATGAAGTTTTTGAGCTTCTGAGCAAAAATTTCCTTAGTAGGTTCTGTATTCTCAAATGCAAGGCGTCTAGGGATGTTATTCTGAATAACTGATTCCAGAAGCTTTTCAAATGCCTTGGCATCTTTCCAGCGTACGAAGTCAGCGATACACATTTCTCGGCCATCGGTTGCCTGATAGTAAATTGAATGAAAATCCGCATCGACACCAGAGGTGCGCTCAATACCTTGTTCAGGTTCTTTTACATCCGAGTATTTTACTGGATAGGTAACAAAGCCGTAAAACCTTTCGGTTATCGGCTTAAAATTGTAATTGATTAGATTGTCCATAAGTGTTCTATTTGGTTAAGACCACCCCCGTCTGGGATGGTTTCGGCTACTAGGAAAGCCTCATCAGTTAACCTGATTAGATTGCTAGGAAGGCTCCGGTTAATAAATTTGATTTAAAAGTAGGTTAGATTGGCCTCAGTGACCCGTGCCTGGCTGGGCTTGATCACTCCACTACGAACCGCACCCACTACCATAGTGCGCACGTTGATTTTCCTGTCAAGGAATAGCATGTGCCTCGCGTGAGTCATGCTGTCGATTTTCTTACCAGCGTACTCCGCGTTAATCTTTGCTTTCGCAACTAAAAACGCTGTAACGCTTAATTCCTCAGTTTTAGCCTTGCTAATACCGAGTGTGTTTAAAATTGTCTGTACCATAGGATTTGATTAAGACCTGAGAAAAACTTCTCAGGTTTCGGGCATTAAGCCCTCATCAGTTAATCTGCATTGTAAAGCTCTTTTGTACAAAAGCTTTCAATCTCCTCGTAGAACTCACCATCCCACTCACGGCCTTTATTCAGAGTTTCAAACTTAGTGGTAAGCTCTTCGGCTAATTCATAGATGCCGCCAGTACCTTGTGCCTCTGCTCTACGTATAGCCACATTTGAATTCTCTGGAACCGAATCACTTGGAAGGGCCTTGTTAATTTCCGTTACCACCTCGTGGTGTGTTTCCATCCAAGATTCAAAGCCATTAGGCATTCGCTTTGAAAGCTCTACGAATTGATCCGCTACTTTCGCCATATTGGTTAATTCCTCAATAGCTAATTTGCGCCCTTCTGCATTCCCGTCCTGTATGACTGTAAGCAGAACCCGAAGCATAGCCGACCAAGTAGGGGTTAAATCAATTGTTTTGCCGCCTTCGGTTTTTGTTTCCTGTGCCAACTCAAAGGCGCTGTACTCATCCCTCAATAGATGGTTGACGTATTGGAATACATCGGCTTCGCGCTCTGGATCGAGTCCAGCCGTACGCATAGCCTTAACGTCCTGTCCATTAGTCTCAGCGTCCAAGGTTAGAAGGCATTCGCCCGCTAGGTTCCAAGCCGTTACAATGTGCTTACCTGCTTTCAGTTGTCTGCGCAGGACTAATAATTTTCCTTTGTCCATAGTGCTGTGTTTTGGTTAATACCCTCCACCCGTCTAGCGGAGGGTTTCGGCCATTTAGGCCTCATCAGTTAACCTGTTCTTTGGGCTAATGTTGGAATAATCATCCGTTGTAAGTGTGTGGTTATCCACTTCAATGGAAGTGAAGAAACAGCCGAACTTCTCATTGATCATTTTTAACAACTTGGTTTTAGTATACTCTGCATACATACCACGTTCCAACCCTGCAAAATTGTAATAAGGCTGTTTTAAATTCTCATTGATCAATTCACAACACTTATGCCACGCGGCAGAATACTGTTTAACGCGGTCACGCTCCTCAAACAATGCAATCAATCGGTTATTCATTTGCTCCTCTAAATCCCGATCGACTGAATGGTCAACCCGCATCTTATCCCCCTGAGCCGTACCCACTTCAATAAAATACTTGTGACCTACAGCGTTTTTAAATTCCGCCCTTATCCGATGGTTACAAAGATCATCCGCGTAACGCTCTGGATACTTACAGCCCATACCCACGAACATAAAAACAGAAGGGTTGGAAATCATATACTTTAACAGTTTAGCCTTAGCGGTTTCGATCTCGCGCTTAGCCTCTTCGATTTGCTCAACGGTTACAATAAACCGGACTGGATACGTACAGGTTTCGAAGTGTTTAAAATTCCCATGCTGGTCACAGCATTGGTGCGCATACGCTACACCGTTACGAAACTCCTCATTAGTGTAAATCTCTTTCAGCTTGTCCGCTGTAAGGGTTAGTTTTTGCTTTTCCATAGTGTAATTGGTTAAGACCGTAACCCGTGTTACGGTTTCGAATATTAAATTCTCTTCAGTTAACCTTTAAAGACTGGCTTTGCTTTTGCGATTTGATAGGTTGCAATGTGTTTCAATAGGCATACCTGTTGGCTGTTTGACTTAGTAAACTTATCACCCTGTTTACCAGTCCAACCAACGTGCTGACAAAGGCCATCCCAAACCTTTAGCGGTATTTCATTCAGGTGACCCGCTCCATTGGTTAAGGCCTCAACTATCGCAGCCTTACCAATCCGTGATTCAATCACACTGATAAGCGATAGAGGCGAACCCTTAGCCACAAATAAATCCCTGTAGGTCTCAAAATGTTCTTTAGTCGTTTGAACTCTCAATTCAGGGGTAAACTCTTCCAATGACCCGCTTTTGATTTGCTTAAGCTGTTCAATCTCCTCAGATGAAAATTTGTAATCCTCTCCAGAACCACAAGGACAAAAGCCTGATTTTATAGCGTGGTCAATGTCCGTGATTACCGCGTCAGTTGTACCGTATAACTCCGAACGTGTTTTAAAACTCAATACCTTGGTTTCCATAAATTATTGTTTTGGTTAAGACGGGCTTAATTGCCCGTTTCGCTTATTTAAAGCTCTTCAGTTAACCTGTGACCTCTTCCCAGTCGCGAACCATCTTTAAAGTACGGATGATAGCGCCAGCCTCACGCATTCGCTTGATATACGATTCTAACGGTATGCCTGAAGCGTCACGCTCTTCAATCCCTGAGACCTCAAGAATGAGACGAACAACCTTTTTAGAATCTGCCCGCCTTAAATCAATAACCCTGAGGTTATCCGGCATACCGTTGAATACGTCCAGACCGTAACCGTCTGTAGTCATTCGTGTGAATCCATCTTGTTTAGCATAGCTAACAGAGTAATTCGAGCCATCGCAAGAGATGAGCCCGAACAGTGGTTTCTTGGCTTCCATTGCCTGAGCTATTTAATAACCTCGGAAATAATCACAGCTAACAACGTAGGAGTGATTAGGATAACAAGACCCTTGATGTACTTAATTGCCTTTTTCATAATGTTTGTATTTTGGTTAATACGGACAACGAATGTCCGTTTCGGTTATTAAAACCTCGTCAGTTAACCTGATTTCTTCTCTTAAGCTTGGTATTGAATCGGTACTGCTTACGTTTGGTCTGATAACTCATTCGGTGATTAACCGATTGAACAAACGTAACACGCGGTTGAACCGCTTGACACTGATAATTAGCAGCATCCCGGTTAACTCGTTTCATTTTCTTGTGATAAAATGATTGTGCATGCGCTGTTACTGCGATGAACATAACAACCAGTGTAATGATCAATTTGCTTTTAATTGCTTCCATAGTGTTTGTGATTTGATTTAAACGAACGTTCCAAGGCTGCCCTTGGAACCGCACGATTTTTACGCCCTAATCGTTCTAATTTCTATTTACTGATAACCACCGACCTAAGCCCTTTGCGTCCATTTAAACGCTGTTGCATCATCGAAGTCATTGATTATCTTGCTGTTATACTGTTTCAGTCAGTCTCAAATATTGGATGGGCATTCATGGAATGAATCACGCAGATTTGCGGAAATGCACCGAGTTTACGGCTTGTTGTGCATCCTATTGATATTCAGTACTTTAAAGAACGGTCGCGCATTGTTGCGCTGAACTGATACACAAATCTAAACAAATAAACTTACTTGTCAAGTGTCAAGTAAAATATTTTTATTCTTCCGAGAAAATTCGTCATTATCGCTATATTTACAGCATGGTTGTCAAGTCACAAGATAATTACATGAAGCCCGAGAACCTCGCTAAGTCCTATAGGAAGCGAGACGGCAAGACCGGAGTAAGTCGGCAATACATTTACCAGCTTATTGAAAAGGAATTAGGAGAGTCCAATAGTACAGACATTGATCTGTTTATCATTGACTCGGTTTACTTTGTTAAACAGAGTAAGCGTAAGTCTTAAATCAGCACTTCATTCCAATAATGGTACAGTTGGGAATACTATCCCATAATAGGAATGATCATACCCCTAAGGCTGGCCTGTGTGATTGGGGTGAATTGCCGATAATCCGCAATAATCAGCCTTCATCCCTGCCACGATACTTACATATAAACGCAGGATAACCCCATAATACCCTTCCAAAACCGCTGTATAGTGTGTATTTAGCCACTTATAAGGATTTGTGGTACAAATCGTGAGTCCATTAGGGCTTTTGCCTTTCCCGTCCTACTGTGCAGCTGTGAGATAAAGCGATTCCAAGCGGATTGTAGCGGTCACGGGTGGGGGTTTCGGCTTTCGATTCCCAACCGCGACCCCCGCCGGCCCCAAATTTCCTGATTCTGGCTGGAAGTGTCCACCCGGTCGGTTTTAAAAAATTCTGAAAAATTTTAGAAAAAATTTTTTTAGCCCTGTGGGCCTTGAATGCGGATACTATCACCTGGACGGTGACCTCTTCTACGCTTCTTGCGTTTTTTCTTCATTATGTGGGGTTTAGGCTCCTCCACGACTTCTTTGCCAATGGCCACTATATGTTTCATCCGAAACTCAAAGAGCTTATTACGCAGCTCCGTAAGCTGCCAGGCGGCTATTTTAACGAATACCACTTGAAAGCCTGTATCGGTCGGTTCCACGTGAAACTGTAGACCTACCAGGTTCCGTTGCATACGGATGATCTCCTCTACATTAAGCATCCTTTGTTCCGGTGTCATTCGTAAGGGTGGTTATGTGTTTTGCTATACTGGCCAATATACTCTCTGCAGTTCCTTGTAAGTTAATTAACTGCTTACGGATGGCTTCAGCACCACCTTCTTCAATCATTTTCACCGCTGCTCCGATCTTCGTTGGATCTGTATGCCAACGATAGTAGTTGTGGAGATTGATTCCAGAAGCTTTGTAGAAAGCCTGGACATCTTCCTTAAGCTTTTCAAGTTCCTTCTCCGCACTAAACAGCCTGTTTTTAGCTTCTTCTCTACCGGCCTCCCTAGCATTGGTTACTCGCTCTTCGATGGATCCAATATGTACGAAATTGGTTTTATCACAGGCCCGCTTCAGCATAGCACCAAGGAAATCACGATCAACCGGTTTTGGCTCCAACTTAGGAGCTTCCTTACGAATATGAATCTTACCTTTTTTTATAGCCATCCAACCCCAGTTGATTGGAATCTCTTCAAGCTTAGCTATTGAATCTTCTTTACCAAACTCATCTTTCTCCTCTGTCAGAAGCCAGAAGAAATCACAGAACGTGAAAATGGCTTCAGCCTTCTTCGGGTGTTTCAATTCACGTAACCAATCACTGCGTGAACTCTTCAATTCAATTCCGGATAGGTGTAGGCCTCGGGATGGCCAAAGGTTGAATAGGATGAAATCAGCTGACCTGGACGCACCGAATCCTGCTGCATCCCGAACTTCGGACATAAGAGCGTATTCGTTGGCTGGATATCGTTTACGTAGTATTTCCCAAACGTTGTTATTCATTTCGAGTAAGGTTTAATGAGGTAGTGATGGTTATAAAATCTCCACGGATCCGCATCGGGGTTACGGAAGTCCAGATCATCGATTGATTCGTAGGCACCAAGCCACCGGCCAATGGGTTCGGATACGATGTAATGCCCGTCACCATCGGTAAGCTGGTATTCAACCGGTTCATCCCAATCCGTAACAACGGCACGGAATACGAGTAGGCGTTGATCACAGCGACAAGTGTGAATCCTTGGTGTTACGATGCAGAATTTTTCCCGGGTCCAGCGCTTTCGGATCCGGATGAGTCTGTGACAACGGATGCAAACGACCTGGTGTTCAGGGCCGCGTGATTCCGGTTGATCATCGAAGTCTAAAAGTGGAAATATACTGCCGGTTTGATGGATGGCTTGAATTTGTTCACGGTCACCGAAGCTAAGCGGCCGACCTAGCAGGTTGTTCCGATTTACCTCGCGATAGGGTTTCAACGAGGCGTTCAGCTTGCTCAATGGCTTCTGCGATATTTGATGATTGTTCTCCATCGCGTTGACTTATAGCCGATAGGAGTTGGAGACTGAGGTCCCTGCGCTGCGCAATCCCAATGAGTCGGTCGAGACCATGGTCACCGGTGAGCGGGAGTTTGAGAGCGATGCAAGCATACTGGCGTATCGTTAGACCTTGGTTTCGTCCATCAGCGTTGGCCGGTTGATCGAGGAGCTTTGTTTCTGCCATAGACTTGGGGTATATGCCCCAAGTTAAGTGCTTTCCTGAATACCTGCAATAGGATGTTGTCCAGGCAGGTCACCGTGATGTTCTCGATTATCTGTTGCTGTGTGAGAATAAATCGCATTTTTCCATTGGCATTTTCCGTGTAGACGACCTTCGATCGCGTGCTATCAGTCCAGAATAGATCACCAGGCTTATGCCCTTTGTACCAATGGTGGCCAGCGTTTGCGAAGGGTACGTAGGCCTCGGTATCCGATTGGGTTCTCCGCATTAGCTTGAACATTAGATGAGCATCCGTAGCCTCCACGTTTAGGTAGCATTCCTTTCGTAATGCGCATGCGGATTCAATCAGTAGGTTGAGATGGTGTTCCGTGAAAATGTAGCACACCCCACGAACCAGTTGTCCAGGTTGGTCGGTTTCTTTATCAAACCGTTTTCCCGTTGTGTTATCTTGGATATTGATCATCATAGGTCTCCAACGTCTTTAGAGTGGTCAGGGCGGGCTTCTGCGAGTTTGTCTTCTAATTCCAACACTGTCTTTCGGAGTTTCATAACCGCTTCAAGTGTTTCCGACTGGAGTTTACCATCAACGACATCAAGCAGAATACCATTCATTCCATCGGGTTTGCCCTCAGCTATAATTTCAATTGCATTCATCAGTGTTTTAAGATGATTGATCTCACGATCTTTCTCATCCAAAACGACCTGCGTGTGCCGAGCTAAATTTATTGAATTCTCATCCTTTGGAATAGCCAAATCGAATAGGCATTTTATTGTATCAAGAAAGACACTCTCAAATTCAAAACCAGTTACGATTAGTTCGGAAGCCGGTACGTTCTTATCCCAAACCTTCATGTGAATCAATCCCTGAGTATCCTTATCGAAATCAATACCGATACGATCGGGGCGGCAATACACCAGGCAGGTCATAGCGCTGTGCGATATCCGCGAGTCTTCAGCGCGGAGGAATTTGGGCCACAGTTCAATTGGTAGGGTGTTCAACAATCGTTGAATCACTTCTATCTTACCTGGCTCGGTCAATTCCTCAACCGGCCAAGCTATAGAATTTGGTTTCGCTGGATCCATCGGTCTTAGCGTTTAGGATCAGCCTTCTTCACAACGATCTTGCGACCATCGAGCTCCATTCCATTGAGTTCACGGATTGCGACCTCACCATCGCGGTCCGCCATCTCTACGAAACCGAAGCCCTTGGACTTACGGGTTTCCTTGTCCGTGATAATCTTAAGCGATTCTACTGGACCGTGCTTTTCGAATTCCTTACGCAGCGTTGATTCCGTTGTACCGTAGCTGAGTTTTGCAACAAAAATGTTAATCATACGATTAGGGTTTTAGTGTTTATGAATAATTAAATTGATTCTGTTTCTTTATAGTTACCACAATGGTTTTCCAAATGATGCTTCAGACCTACTTTGTCAAAATCACCTTGTAAGCAATATGGGCATCTCAATTCTTTAAGGATTCTACGGAGTTCAACAAGTAGTGATCCATTGATATTCCCACTGACTGCGATGTGCTCGAAGTTAGCCCGATCAACCTTAATGCTGGCGATTAGATAATCCATATCGGTTAATTCGTTGTCACCTTCCATATCATTGTTTTTTAAAGTCAATCAATTCAGCGGTCTTCATCTGCCCCGACCACATCAATCCCATCGGGTGCAATGGAGCGCCTGAGCGGGCATAGCCAAAACACTTTGCGTCCGGAAACATCGGTATAACCACTTTTGCCCGCCAATACGCCTGTTTGAAATCACCCCAGCAGAAAATAACCGTTTCAACACTCCTGGACATCAACTGTAGGTATTCGTCCGCGTTTCCAACTGGATTCGGATGAGCGCTGAGTATCTCGGGTTTGGAACTTACCACGCTAAACAGATTGAGCATATAGAATCCACCGTAGCCCAGCCGCGTTAGGACCTTAATCAGAATTCGGATTGTACTATCATCGTCCTCACCGTTCGCTGTACTCGGATTCAATCCAATACACATCGCGGTTGGGTATGTGGCATCCCAAATCCGGCTCAGGTAATTCCGGTGTTCCATATCTGGTGAAAACGATGCTGACTTTTTCATTTTCCAATATTTGTAGTGGCGAACCATTCACGGATTAACTCTGCCGGATCTCCGATGAAGTCTTGTAGCCCCATCAGCATCTCACCCACCCTTCCCTCCACTTCAAAAACAAATTGGAGGAATATCCCAAGTTGCATCGCGATCGGGATATGATGGTACTTATATTGACCCGGATTAATCTCACCACGTTTATGGGTTTCGTAATCATCCTTCGTGGCAGGTCTGTCGGTTCGGGTGCTCCATGGGTGAACTGAGAACAGTTGATCCCAATTGACTCGCTTTTTGTACCCATCGATCCAATCACAGAAGACTTTCATTGTCTCTGGGTGTTTAGTCTGGAGATCGTTCCAGAAGTTTTCCTTAGTTAGAGATTCCATATTTTTTCAATAGTCTACGACCCTCTTTATTCTTTTTAAATACACGGACAACTTCTTTGCTTATCCGTTTCCTGTTTCGGTACAACCATAGGGATGAAGTCATTTTAGATCTGTTGCATTCCATTATTGACAACATTAAATGTTCAATGCTACCTACCTCCACTTCTAATACTCCGTTTTTAAACACCATAGTTATTTATCCGGTTGGTTGTCTCTAAAATCTTTATAGGTTGAAATGGCCCAGGCCAATGTCTTAACCATTGCTGCTAATACGAGTACACAGAGTAAAATCTTCATATCAGTGAGTCCAGTTTAGCTGATTCCAATACACTTTGTTTGTTCGGATTGGCTTTTAATTTCTTTACTTTCCAAAAACCCTGGAATTGATTTGCCTGTCCTCTTACTCCAGACCACACAACGATATACGGGTCAACCTTATTGAAGGCATCTTTTATTGTAACACTCCACCGTCTGTCGCCAATGACGATTATATGAGTTGTTACATCGTATTCCATGTTTTCAGTGTTCATATTATCTGGCCGTTATAATGTCAATTCCTTCGTTGATCCACGATTGATCCTGAATAAGCCTGAATGTTTTCACACTGGCGAAATTTATAACCCGGATGTACTCATACTTAAGTCCCCAGTCCGTACCATTTACAGCTTCGATCATTGCCGCTTCAATTGTTTTTGGTGAGACGGAACTCAGATCATTTGTTGATACGTGCTCAGCTACCTTGCTTGCCACAATATTTGCAATCGTTGTGTCGGGTTGGTACAGAGTGTTGTATAGCTTACCTATATCTATGATGCTGTATCCAACCGAACAACTCACTGTGATTGCGGCTCCATTGCTTGTTGATACGGTTTGAATTGGAAGACTTATTACTCTGAGTCTTTTCTCTTGAACAAATACCGTGTGGATAATTGGTATTTTTAAATACGTACCACCTTGTAACACAGTTTGTTTTTTACCCAGCGTAACCCGAATACCTTGTTGCCATGGCATAACCACAACCCACCAGGTGAATAGTTTTGAAAAGTAATCGATAATATCCTTTAGGATTCCCATGATTTAACGTTTACGTTTCTTTTTCTTCGGAGTGAAATTGGATCCACCGAATCGTTTGAGTTGACCACCGTGCGGATTATCCACGAGGATTGGTTCACACTGACCACCGGATTTAAAAATCTTGTTTTTAAACTCAACCTTTGATTCGATGTACTTGACCAAGTCGGTAGCCAGTCCGCGTTCAACGTTATGCAGGGTGTCAGTGAATTCCTTATTAGCCACCTGTACCGATATGGGTTCATCGTCAACCACGAGGACTTTTAAATCCTGAATCTTATTGACCAGGTATGCGGTAGAGAATCCAACACCATTGGAACCGATCAGGACGATTGATCTTGGATTATCTTGCAACCGGTCCATTGGCTTCGGGTTTATCCTTTGGAATCTCACTGATAATAACATCGGTAGTCAGAAGGAGTCCAGCGATCGAAGCCGCGTTCTCCAACGCAAGTCGTGATACCTTCGTAGGATCGATGATGCCGGCCGCAAAGAATTCTTCGTACTTATCATCGCGTGCATTGTAGCCGAAAGTTTTCTTCAGCGACCGTACCTTATCCACAACCACCGAGGCCTCTGCCCCAGAGTTTTTAGCGATTACACGCAATGGAGCCTCAAGAGCCAGGCGGATAATATTCACACCGGTTTCCTGATCCTGATTATCCACTGCAACGGATTTCAATGAATCGATCGCGCGGATGTACGCGACCCCACCACCAGGTACCACGCCCTCCTGGACTGCAGCCCGTGTTGCATGCAAAGCATCATCAATCCTATCCTTCTTCTCCTTCAACTCAACTTCAGTCGATGCACCGACATACAAGATCGCCACTCCACCGGTGAGCTTGGCAATACGTTCCTTTAATCGCTCCTTCTCATAGGGAATCTCGCTGTTTTCAATCTGGTGTTTCACCTGGGCGACCCGCTCCTTCACATCGATTGACTTGCCCGCACCCTTGACGATCGTGGTGGTCTGATTATCGATGATGATTTTCTCTGCCCGACCCAGGTGTTCGAGTCTGCATTCTTCTATTTTCAATCCAATGATCTCACTGATTACCTTGCCACCTGTGATCACCGCGAGATCCTCAAGCGCATCGGTCATTACGCGATCACCAAATCCCGGAGTCTTCACAGCCGCTACATGCAGGGCACCACGCATCTTATTGACAACAAGTGTCGCGAGGGCCTCACCCTCTACATTGGGACTAATGAATAACAGCGGATGATTTCCAGTGTCCGCCACTTGTTGGATTATCGGAAGCATCTCACGCATCGATGCAATTTTTTTATCCGTGAGAAGTACGTAGGGGTTGGTCATTTCGACCTCCATGCGCTCAGTGTTGGTTACGAAGTGCGGGCTAAGATATCCGCGATCAAATCGCATGCCCTCGACCACGGTGATCTCGGATTCAATACCCTTGCTGTCTTCTACGGTGATCACCCCATCCATACCAACTCTCTTCATTCCCTCCGCGATCAATCCTCCGATTTCCACATCGTTGTTCGATGAGATCGTTGCAACCTGGCGGATCTGTTCGGATGATTTTATTTTCTTAGACTGCTTGGCTAGACTCTCCGTAACCAACAGAACAGCTTTATCAATTCCACGTTTCAAGTCCATTGGATTTGCACCCGCAGCAACGTTCTTCAATCCATGCGCATAAATCGCTTGCGCCAGGACGGTTGCAGTCGTGGTTCCATCTCCAGCGGCTTCAGCCGTCTTACTCGCAACCTCCTTCACCAGCTGGGCACCAGCGTTCTCCATCGGATCCTCCAGAAAGACCTCACGGGCGACCGACACACCATCCTTGGTGATCGCTGGACTTCCATAGTCCTTACACAGGATAACATTTCGCCCCTTGGGGCCAAGGGTCACACTGACCGCATCAGCCAAGGCATCCACACCGATTTTAAGTTTTGCATGCGCAGCGGAATCAAAAGTAATTTTCTTCGACATATTGGTTTATTTAGGATTGATATTTACGTTCATTCTTTAATTTCTGTACCCAGTAGGCTTTTAATTCCTTTGAACACCTGATCACTACGTTAGCTGTTTTCAACCATGGCCAAAGCCGATCAATTGTTTTGCGGTCCTTAATGTCCATAGCAAACTTAGGGTCTTTTGTGTCCCCGAACTCCACTTTAATCTTAGCGTCCCACTCCTCCTTCGTCATTGGCTTCTCCATGACCAGATCCGAAGGAACCGAAACCTGGTGTTGAACCCGGGAGGGGTTTAGCCAACTTTTCAGTGTTCGAATCCTCTTCTGAGCCTCCACTATTTTTTCCTGACTCCGGTTTTCCTTCTTGAGCTTCAGTTGGGTCGATAGGTCGGTCTGAGCTTTCTTCAGACTTTCCTTGATTGTTTTGATTTCCAGTTCGTTCATAGCGTGCGAAGTTAATGATCATTTTTTCTACCAAGTTCCCAACCACTCTCTTCAAGTAAATGTGGATTTCCTGTGTATACATATTCTCTTCAGGGAAGATGATCTCATCGAAGGATAAGGTATCACCATTGGCATATAGAATAGCTATCATTTTAGGCCATCCCGGTTCATCCTCCTGAAGTCTAACTTTCAAATAAACCGCTTCGTTATCGTGGGTTTCTAATCCAAGCATAAATTTCCTGAAATACTTAGGTACATGGCAATTAACAAGAACTCCAGTGGTTTTCATTGAACCTTCAGAATACTGAAGTAATCCGTGTGTTTTAATATCTTCTACCATATCAATAGCGTTTATCTGTCCAATGAATCACTTTTCCTATGAAGTCATTTTTGAAATACTTCAAAAATGGATCAACTCCATTGAAGCCGTCATTATTAGCGAGTTCATTTATTTTAGGCCCATGCGCGATATAGCCACCACAAATATTTGCCCCACAATATTCTATTCCATCAATGTAAATTGTAACACGACTCCATTCAATACCCATCATTGTGGCTAGTTCATCCCACTCATCTTGATCTTGGCCACGATTCCAATTTATTTCAATCTTCTGTGTGCTGATACACTTACTTAATTCCGGGATGCCTTTATTGAAATAATCTTTGATACTATAATTCTTTCCACGATAAACCATTTGAATACTCATGCCTGGTTTCCATCGATCGTGTGGATCCTCACGGAATGTGTGAATCTTTGGATTATAAGGTATAACGGTTAGTTTGCCTTCAATAATGATTGATTGCCCTGGTGTCCCTTTTGGATATGGGAGCGTTACTCTATCGGGTTTTTCTGCTATTAATTTCTGCATAGCCGCACAAGTCAATATCTTCTCACGGAACCACGATGGAACGAGTTTCTTGGTGTCATAAAATTCCTTGAACCCTAAGAGCATTGATTAGAATTTAGAGGCGAATAATTCGATTAGGTCACCAACCGTCTGTACTTTCTCAGCGTCCGCATCCAAAATCGGAAGATCCATCTGCTTCTCCAGATTCATAACGATTTCAATTTCTTCCAATGAGTCGATGTTCAGATCATTTCGGAGATTCAGAGTAGTGGGTAGTGATCCTTTAAAACTATCTAGGATTTCACTGTCAATAAATTTAGACAACTCCTCCAGTACTAATTTTTCGGCTTGCTCTTTTGTAATAATAATCATGGTCGTAAGGGTTAGTTTTTAATTTTCTTCAGATATAATTATTTCCTCTGGGTTGAATCGGTGCTCCATGCGCATTATGCGATAGCAGTTAGTCAGTATGACCATATCGCTATTGCAGTACTTGGCAATCTTCGCTATCTCACCCGCTCTGAACAATGGACCTACATCCGCGCCCGTGATATCATCCTTCGGATTTTCCAATCCAAGTGCATAGGCCAGCGTAATCAATGAGGTGTAGTACTTGAAGTCACCAAATGACCACATAAGCATTGTGTCAATCCATGCGACATCCCAAGGCTTACGATTCCTGATATCCAATATCGGAGGCAATGGTACCTGGTGTACGATCATACGTCTGGAAATGAATGGGAAGTCAAAGGCCTTGCCGTTATGCGCACAAACAAAATCTACCGACATACACAGTTTAGCGAATCGTTCAAGAATGCTGAGTTCATCTCCGGTTAAGCAGTATCCCTTAAGCACTTCTCTATCGTTACCTCCGCTTGGAAATATTCTCCCCACACTGATACACACTATGCGTGAGAACTCCGCATGAAAAGCCGCTTGCTTCTCATAGGCCTCCTCGATGTTCAAAAACTTGTTATCGATAACCGCTTGGTCATACTTTCGTTTGAAGGCCGCTTGACCGTGCTCATCCATCTCAGCGAAAGTTGCAAACTCAGCTACGGTTTCAATGTCGGCAAACAAAATCATTTGTGAATTCATACTATTAATTTAGAAAGTCGTCTGATATTTTCATGGCAGATCCGGTCACAATGATAAGACCGTTACGTTTTAATGTTGCGATGTAAGTGCCGAAGCTTCCGGAGGTTGAACTCAATCCAACGTTCTCAGCCACTTCACCCTTACCTATATAATCATTCCGTTCATACAGATATCGGAGTATTCGCGATGCCCCTGAACCCGCACCAATATTAGCACACCACATCTCCAGAAGATCTTTACCCTCTGGAAGTTGTTCAGGCGTTCCGTTGTATGCTAGGCCTCGGGTGGTGATATTGAAAACAGATCCGGTTACAACAATCATCCCTTCTCTTTTTAAAGTAGCGATGTACGTACCAAAACTTCCACTGGTTGGGCTAAGGTTTGCCAGTGTGGCTACTCTGGTCTTATTCACCGCCTTCGGGTGGTGCATGGCAATAACATTGAGAATTCGCTTCTCTCCAGACTTCGAGGTAACGCTGATTACTGAGGATGTTGGTGGAGAAAATCTTGGATACAGCGGGCCGTTTGATGCCACAGTGATTTCTGGTAGTGGATCCGTAAGTGCTTTTATCTTAGAAAGTTTATCTCTGTATTTTACATTATCCTTAAGTAATTCAGTATTCAACCTTGTTAACGTGTCGATACGAAGTGATTGCGACTTAATTGTTTCCTTCATCTTCTCAACACCAAAAATGTCTTGAGATTTACCAAACACTTTTTCTTTTACCGTTGGCTTCTCTTCATTTTTATTCAAATGCTTTTGCATTTTTTGAATGAACTTTCCTGGATCTACGGCCTTAGTCATTTGAGATGGCATATCAATCGGACTGCTTGGATTGGGATGATAAGACGTTCTCGGTAGAACCTTGATCCGTGTGGGTTGTGCGGTCTCTCCAACTATCCAGCACTCACCTTTTTCTAAACCAGCAAGTGACTTCATAACATTATCCGTTGATTCAATGTGTAATACATCGAACCATTTTTTCAGGCTAAGCATGGAGTTCTTTCCAACTTGTTTATGCAGCATTGAGAGTGCGCATATTTCCAGAATGGCTTTATTAACCTCCTCGGCCCGTTGATTAACCAGTGTATAACCAAGGCTGGCATTACGACCCATACGTGCAAGCTTCTCTATCTCAGCGTACACAAGTCCGTGTGCGGGGCCTAAACGTTGTGGAATAAACTCCGCTGCCTCTTCGAGAAAAATATGGCGGGGTCCATACGATTTATTCTCATACATGAGAATATTTATAGCATCCTGCACTATTTTTCTCCAAACCGATTTAGCTGAAAGCTCCATACAGTATAGATCGATAACCAAACTAACCCCCTCCTTCATTGCGGCCCTTATAATATCGGGAGCGGTCTTTACTGTAATTGGGATATCAGGTTCATTGCCACCCGCCACTACTACTGGGTAACCCTTACCGTTAGCATTCGCAGGAACTTTTAAAAATCTCCAGATTCCAACCGGGTCAAAGGCTATAATTGGTATACCGGCCTCCATAAGTTGCTCAGCTACCTTCATAGCCGTGTAACTTTTGCCGGATTCTCTTATTCCGAGAATAGCGTTTCCTTGAGTTGCGTACTGAGAAACAGGAAGGGCATAGCCCTTGGCCAATTGAATCTGCTTTACCATTGCATAAGGGTTAAAACTTATCGTGGAGATGGAAGGCTTCGAACCCCCGACCTTAAGTTTGTCTCATCTTCATTTTACCTTGACGTAAAATTGGTTCTATCAGCAAAAGCCGGTTGACCAGGACCGGGCACAAACTTACGCTCTACCAACTGAGCTACATCCCCATGTTGGAAGAGACCGGGCTAAGAGAAAAAATAACAACCACTTGCTATGATTTTCCGGTAGGCATCCAGCCCCTTCCAATATTTTTAATTCGGACTTATTTCTGGTAAGTCCAACTCTTTCATTTTTCCACTACCATAGTGTCTCATCATTTCCTCATCGTCATTGAACACTAGAAAATGATTCACACCGGCAGCGGTCTCATCACCATCTTTCCACCAGAATTCGGTGACAGCTGCGCATGGCATATCATCGCCCCATTTGTCCTTGGTGACCATGATAACATCGTACGTTAACCGTTTTTTCTCTCGGATCAATTCGTCCTTGAGTGCAACCATATCGGGTAGAATGGTTTCTCCGAAGATGGCGTTGATCGCAGCGAATACATCTTCGCGGACTTCGATCAACTCATTAAATTCTTGTATTGTAACTCGTCTCATATCGCAAGTGGTTAAACAAATTTATAATTTACTTGTCACTTGTCAAGAGAAAATACCGAAAATCTTAAAAAATCGTATATTGTTGCATGGAATTGTTCAAAGAATTCGTTGTAGTTAAGGTTACTGACATCTTCAATGAGACGGTTGGCAAGGGTACGAATGCTGCAAAATTGCTTGTAAACGTAACCTTTGATCCAGCACGACACGTCCGCTGCTGGGGTATTGTGGTCAGCGTACCACGCATTCTACCCCGGGTTCCAATTGCCAGTGATACCTTCGGATTACCTGGTTATGCGGGTAATATGCCACCGTTCAAATGGAAAACAGCCGATGATATTGAGATGGAAGTTAACACCGGTGATAAGGTGTATTTCCACCACAACTGTTTATTGCCAGATATGAACGAGGAGGCGTACAACTCGTATTACATGTACTCAAGACTTGAGGACCGCGATGGCAATGGAGTGAACCGCGATGAATTAACGCATGAGCAAATTCAAAAGGGTTTGGATGAGGGAAAATATTTTATGCAAGCATACTTCCGTGTAAAATACGAACTCATCTATGCAGCGGTGCGATACATTCCGATCAATAAATTAATGCCAGCATTCTGTTGGGCTGATGAAAAGGAATTGGTTGAATTTACCAATGCTTTACCACCAGAAACCGATGAGGACCAGGAGAAGCCATTACTTAAAATGTATATGAATAAAAAGGAAAGCATATACATGAAGAAGATAGTAATGATCGGATCCTACGTGTTCGTTGAACCCGATATGGAATCGTGGGAGGATATCTCCATTCCGACTCCCGAAACGGTCAACGGAATACCACTTATGGAGAAGGGTCGGCCGGTTATGAAACCAAAAGATCAATGGGTTGTGGTGAAGTCCACACCAGGTAAGAAGTATTTGGCTGGCTGGGTGCGTCACATTGGTAGTCCGTTGAAGGGAGATCGGTGCGATATCCGTGAGGGTGCGTATGTGTACTTTCGTCCGCTACTGGATACTGTTATTGAATTCGAGGGGTTCCACTTCTATAAGATGAGACAGCGTTATATCTCTGGCTATAATCCACATAAATCCGATGGAGCACGAAAAACTGATTCAGCAAATGCGTGAGACTCTGGAATCTTTGGAATCAGACGCTCGTAAGCATTTTAACCATGGGAATAAATCCGCTGGAATAAGGCTTAGAAAGAAGCTTGGGGCCATACGGAGTGACACAGCGGTTCTCAGGGCCATGAGCCTGGAGACCAAGGAGGTTTAATTTTCAACAATTCTGTATATATTCGAACTATGAAAAAAGTTTATTTCATCCTCGCGGGACTGCTCCTAATCGGAGCCTCCTACGTAAGCGCAGATGTTTCCGCTAAAGCGAAACTACCAACTGTGTATCTCGATGTCGGTCAATCGGTTGACCTCATTGGTAATGAGGTCGCGGTGATTAGTACATCATACGCATTGGAACCATTATTTATCGAACTGAATTCTGTGGAGTACATCGTACCGCAGTTGACACTTTTGACCCAGCCGGACGCGGAGGTTCCGTTGATTCCGGATCGATGGCAGGGTAGTCAACATGATACGTTAACTAATAGTTTAAAATCTAGCATACGAGTCACATATACGGTTAGCTCATATCCAGACTATGTGATGTTGTGTTAGGTTGTTTATTTCGAGTTAATAAAAGCCTGAGGATTACGGCCCTCAGGTTTTTTTTTCATTTCATTTTAACCCAAAATCCATAGCGTATGAATCCAGCAGCACAGGAAGCGTTAGTACAACTTTCTGAAGAGAGAAAGGTTCTCTCAACGATCTTCCAATTAATAAAAGGCGGTATTGACTCAAATTTGTCAAAACGTGCCGAAACCACCTTGGCATTCCGAGGTGCGCAAATCGCATTCATGTGGCTTGGTAAAGCCAAGGGTGTCCTTGGTGGTACTAATCCATATCCGGAGAGTTCTAACCCAGACAATAAAGTCATAGAACCAACGGATGATTTCTTATCCATCCCTCCTTTTGAGGAGTCAATGATTGCAGAGGATGAAGTGGTTTTTCTAAAACACATCCGCAAGCAACTTGAAAAAAGCGTTCGTGATATCCACAACGATTTACTCATCTTTCCTGACAACCGTGATTACCAACTTTGCATTGAACGTGCCTGGGTAGGTGCGAACGAAGCCAAGATGTGGCTCGGTTGGGCACTTGCAGAGGTGAGGAATGAGAAACCTAAGAAGTCAAAGAGATCAAGTGAGTTGAAGGATTTATCTCTTTCTGGTCAGCCAACTTCTGAGTCCCCATCGATGTCAACTTCATCCGATGATCTTACGCTTGGTTCATCTGAAGAATTAAAAGGCCAAACTGTAGAGCCTGAACCTGTTGATGAGAAGGAATTAGAAGGTAAAAATCCTGGTTTAATTAACAGAATTTTGGGTCGTGGTAAGGACAAGGATAAACCGAAGAAGGCATGAGACACCAAAAGGAATCAGTCAAGGTTACCGGGATAAACGGTACCGAAATACTCGATGGTCGTTCTCTCGTTCCGGTTATCTTCTACGATGATCGCGTACTTATTGAACATATTCCAGCGGACAAAAAAGTGGACAAGAATATCCACAAACCGTTGGATGCCAAAGAGCCGTATGCCAAGGGAATAGTTGTATCCATTGGTACGGGTGCAGATGCAGAGAATAGCTTTCTTAAAATTTACCAACTCAAACTGAATCAAACCGTAGCATATTTTGCCGGACAGGCAATGCTATGGGAACTTGATGGTAAAGAGCATGAGGGTAAGATTTACCACCTTGTGCGTGCATCCGACATATTTGCGGATCTATGATCAAAGAACGATTTAGTAAACTACCGATCCCGGTACACAAGATATCTGTTTCAGACCTCAAAGGCCTATATGAGGCCTTTCCTGGTCTGAAGCGGTATTTCAATTCCATACCCAAGGGAATTACGGATCTGAGGGATTTGCCGGTCGGCAGAACCTATCAGATGTACGATCCAATCGAACAGGCTAAGGTGGTGAAGTACATCGTATTCATGTACGATCCTGAATCCGACCTAATTCACGAATACCCTGAGGACGTTCGATTACGTAAGGAAGCAGCAGCAAAAGAAGCCGGTTACGATCGTGATCCCAATGGAAATTTTTCCGACTACATAGTAAGCATAATGGACTTCAAAGAGCCACAGGTGATCGAGTGGATACTCGATTTTTTGAAGGCCCGTAAGAATTACACCTGGAATGAAATTGTATTCATTGAAGAAGAAATTGACCTCCTAAGTAGAAACCGTGTCGAAGCTCTCCGTAATGGAAAGGTTGAGGCCGGTCTTATGAAACTAATGGAGGAGCGTACGGAAAAGCGTACTATCCTCTATAAAAAGTTTTGGGCTGAAACCGGAGATTTAAAAGAGCATGCGGACCGCAAGCTCTTCCCAATAAGCCCTGAAAATGTATTTGCAGAGTTACAGGTTCCCGCTGAGGTCTGGGGGTTAAGACAAATTATCGATGTATCTAAAACTGCCGGGGTACAAGAAGAAGCTCCTTAGGGATGGCTTGTACACAGTATGGTTGCCCCCAGCGCCCCCCAGAGAAACTATTCAGGGGTGGCACCTAAAGAAGACTGACCAGTTTTGGCGCAGAACCCCACTCCCAGATTATTACGCAGAACGTAGACCAGAGGAACTTCGCATTCAAGCTGAAGAGGAGAAGCTTGTCCGTGAGGGTATAATGGAACGGGTTGAATACTTTGATCCGGTACTCGAGTCCTATCGTAGAGAGGAGTGGCGTAGACGAATTTTTGGTCATTGGTTTATGAACAATGGAGAACCGGTATACCTAACCGGTGATCATTATATGTACCTGCAGTGGTCAAAGCTTGACCACCCAGATAATGATGGATATCCGATATTCTACGAACCCCAGCTGGAACGTTTTTATTTCCGCCAACTATGTTGGGAGGATCCATTCACAGTAGGTTATCTAATCGTGGGGCCCAGGGGTTTTGGTAAAACTTCTGAAGAGGGTGCGTGCGTGCTTAGTAATATGACCAAGCCTCCGCATAAACGTTTTGCCGCGATCCAATCGAAAACAGAAAACGATGCCATCGAAGTAGTCTTCCAGGAGAAGATGGTGAACATACTAAACGAATACCCTGATTTCTTTAAGCCAAAATCATCGCATGGTACGGCTCCGAAGAAGGGTATGACGTTCAGAAGAAAATCATTAGTTGGGGAGGCGGATGTACGTTCGGCTCGGTTTGGTAACGACTTCGAGCTCTCAAGTACAATCCGCTGCTACCCTTCTGGTGTTAAGGCCCTTGATGGTAAAACCCTATCCGATATTATTTCAGATGAGATCGGTAAGACCGAGGAGGCCGATGTGTACTTACGTCACGCGGTACACGTGCGCTGCGTACTGCGTAACCAACGTAAACGCGGGTTGATCCGGGCCACAACTACTGTTGAAGAAATGGACAAAGGTGGGGATGAGTGCTATGAGATATGGAAGGAAAGTGATCCTACGGTTCGGGGTCCAGACGGATACACGGCTTCAAAGATTTATAAGTACCTGGTAAATGCACTTGAAACCCAAGTGGATCTCGCAGATAAGTATGGATACATTGATCCTGGTAAGGCCCTTGAGAAGGTTACGAACTCACGTGTACTAGTGCTGGATGATCCGTACAAACTTGCTATTGCAATTCGTAAGGATCCATTGAATGAAGAAGAGGCGTTCATTAAGGATCAGAGCAAGTGTATGTTCAATGTGCTCATTTTGAATTCAATCATTACCAGCCTTAAGAACATCCGTGCGATTGATAAGAAGCTACCGGGTCGGGTTGGCCGGTTGGAATGGGTGAAAGATATTGTGGACACCGATGTTGAATTTATTGATGATCCAAAGGGTAAGTTTACCTTCTGGTATATGCCGGATAGCCACATTGGCGATCGCAAAATTCTCAATGCTTGTAAGAGTTATTACGATGATATTCTTCAAAAGCGAATCTATCTCCCAGTTAACAATGATTTGTGGCGCGGAGGTATTGACCCGATAAAATACATTCGTACGGATGATCCAAGAGCCTCCCGTATGGCAGCCTATGGAGTCGCTCCATTCCTACAATTTTTAGATGGTGGCAAGGATATGAAGGATTGGATATCCTACGGTCCGCTGTGGAGATATTTTGGAAGGCATGAAGATCCGGAAGATGATTACGAAAACGTAGTCAAGCTTATGCGGTTCGTTGGATCATCGATGATGCCAGAGGGGAATATCAGTGATTTTACCAAACACCTATACGGTCGCGGCATGCACCGCTTTATGATCGTACGGAGAAACTTCGATATGTCAGTGCTATCGCAGAAGGGTGGGTCGAAGAATAGCTTGGGAGCCGATCAACCAGTGCACAGTGTGGAGGAGGTTATCGATAGCTATATCAGTATCATCCGTAAGTATTTAAAACGCCACGGGCTGAGATTAAAAGATCTTGAACTGGCCATACAGCTGTTGGATTTCGAGCCGAAGAAACGTACACTATATGACTTGGTTGTAGCGTTTGGCTACGCGTTGTTATCACTTAAAGCCGATTTGGACAATGAATTTGATGAAGTTTCAGAGGAATTGTATACAGATTGGTTCACACAATACGATATTAGCGGAAAGAGAAGCGTTCCGGTTAATAATACTGTTAAACCAAGGGCGGTGGTCAAAGAGGGGGATAAGGAAGTTATCGAAAAACCTTCGATCTTTAATGACCGAGCCCGTTTAGAAAAAATGCTAAAAAGAGGTTAACCTATGCAAAACGCCCCAATGCCCTCCACACCGGAAGCCAAGTTAAACTCTGGCGGTAGATTCCCTTCGGAATTCGTTGATCCAATGGAGAAAAAATCCGAGGCCTACTGTCTCAAATTTGCTGAAGCCTTTTACGGTGAATGTAACCACGAACCCACGCATGCTGGTCTACTGCGAAACAATCGCAACTATACTCGGTATCGTCAATATGGTCGTGGTGAACAACCGCCTGAACAATACAAGGAGTTGGCCGGCCTGAAGAAAGAAAAGGGGGCGTTGAATACATCGTTTAGAAATTTGAATTTCGATGTATTAAAGGTGGTGCCGAAGATACGTGGGGTGCTGATCAATAAGATTGTTGGGAACAACTACAACCTATTGGTTAAGCCCATTGATCCGTTTGGTATGAATGCCAGGCGTACAGAAAAATTTAAGATTCAGGAGTTTATAATGAATCAGGATCAAATTCAACAATTTGAACACCTGACTAAACTCGGATTGGAAAAGCCATCCGCACCAGGTGAACAGCTTCCAACCAATATGAAAGAAGTTGATCCGTACCTGGATATGAATCCAAAGGATGCAGCGGCCATGGAGGTAAAGGATTATCTCACTTGGAATTTCATGTATAACGATTGGAATCAAATCGGTGAGGAGTGTGCTGGAGATTTTGTTGATGTGGGAGTCGCGGGGACCAGACCATTCGTTGATGCGAATTCAATGGTGCGATTGCGCAGAATTATTCCTGAGCGCTGTGTGACAAACAAATGTATCTATCCTGATTTTCGTGATATGATTCGCTTTGGTGAGTTCTACGAAATAACCGTTTCGGATTATCGTAAAATGACCAAGGGTAAGAAGGGTACGGATCACTACCGCATGGTTGCAGACAAGTGGACGAAGAACGGTATGGGTAAATACGCGGATGTTAATCAGAATTATTATAACGACACATCGTATTCGTACGCGTATGATTCTGAACGCATGACTGTAATTGATATGCTGTGGTACAGCACCGATACAGAGGTGTACGTGCAGATGAAGAATGAAGCCGGTAACACTCGGATTAAAACCAAAGCATTTGATTACTCGCCATTCAAAGGCGATATGACTGTGAATGAAGGCAAGGGTGTATCGGATGAAGAGTTTACTAATCTTACTGGTAAGAAAATATTCCGTAAAGAAGTTAAGAATGTTTACAAGTGTACATGGATCGTAGGTTCAAACATTGTGTTCAATAATGGTTTGATGGAGAATATGCCACGCACGGTAACTAATCCGGATGATACTAAGATTCCAGTAACGCTTTTGACATTGGACTTCATGAGTCCAATTGGAAACATTGAACCACTTGCCGATGAGGTGCAGATGAATTGGTTACAATTCCAATCCCATATTGCTGCATCCAAACCACCTGGTGTGGCCATTGAACGCAAGGCCCTCGCTAGACTTGGTAAGGGGGGACAGGGTGGAATGCAATGGGATCCGAAAGAAGATCTTATGATGTTCGCTGAATCGGGTAACATTGTCTTCGATGGATATGATGCACATGGTAATGCGTTAAATCACATACCTATTATGCCAATGACCAACGGACTCTCTCCCGCTGCCGGTGAACACTGGACCATTATGTTGGGATTGATCGATCTGATTCGAAGTACATTGGGATTAAATCCATTGACTGAAGGCCAAGCGCCTCCGGAGCGTCTGGGTAAGTATGTAGCCCAGCTGAGCTTCACCGCTACCGACAATGCACTCGCTCACATGATTAATGCGTATCGTAAACTATTTGAGCGTACTGCCCAAATGACTTACTACATGCTACAGAGCGCTGTGACCATGGCCGACCAGGAACAAATCACTGAGGCCCTTGGATTAGAAAGCTATCGTTACTTCCAATTGAATAAGGATCTCGGGTTACGCGATATGGGTATATCAATTGAAGAAGGCGCGGATGTTTACCTGAGGGAGAAGATATCAATTCACTTGCAGAAGGCTGTTGATAATAAAGAAATGGCAGCTGAGGATGCGATTGAAATCGAGCGTGAAGAAAATCTGTATCGTTCCGTTGTTCTTATGCGTAAACGCAAACGAGAGAAGGAAGATCGAGAACACGCTCGACAAATGGAGTTGGTAGAGCAGCAATCAAAAACTCAAGGCGAAGCAACTGTCCAGGTCGAACAGGCTAAAAAGGATATGCGAGCCGAAGAAATTGATAAAGAAAAGGAACTCCTTGTGATTAAACATAATTTAGATCTTGAATTGAATGCTCAGAAGTTTATGCAGGAGAGATATCTCCGGAGAGCCGAGCAGGCTCAGGATGTGGATGAAAACGAAACCGCATTTATACAGGAGATGATGAAGATAAGTTTAAAAGGTAAATTTGACATACAAAAAGCTAATTCGAAACCTCAAACATCAACAAAATGATAGGTGAAAAACTTTCTCTTGACACGCTCATGGCCAACAATGGAGTTGAGGTCATTGGAGCGGCTCAACGTACCATAGCGTTTACTGTGGTTGCGGCTGCAGCGGAGGCCGATTATATTGAAATAACCGCGACCGGCCATGGGCTTAAGAAATGGCAAACCGTATACATTGAATCTGGTTTTTATGCTGGAGTGTATTCAGTATATAAGGTTCCAAGTTCAAGTAAAATCTGGGTTAAGGCTGAGTTTGGTGCCACTGGTACTGGAAACCTCAGACTCCTAGCGGCTCTCAATGGGGCTGGATTTGTTGTTACAGAGAACCCAACGATTGTTGAGTTCGAACCAGAGAGTCCATTGATCGATGTGGCTACAATAATTGCGCGCACCTTCCTACCTGGAGATCCGGTTCCAATTCCATTTAAGAAATTAAGAATCAGTGCCGGTAATATCACTGTGATTAGAAATAATCCGAAGGCTGAATTGAGTTACAATCGCTTCGATCGTTCTCAGGCCGATGGTGCGCCCCCTGTGTTATCAACAATCACGGTAACCGATGCAGCGGATACGCTACTCGTACTAACCTATACGGATCTACATAATCTTGATGCACTCCGTATACCAGCGACTACTGCGTTTGCAGTCTCAGGTATTGCGAGTACACCGACAATAAACTCTGTAGCGATAAACGCGACTTTAAAAACAGTTACACTCACACTTAGTGCTGCAGTCGTGGTGACCGATGTGCCTCTGGTTACTTATACCGTACCGGCCGCTAACGCGATCCGTGACGTGAATGGAAATAAGGCCGCTGGATTTGTTGCTCATTCAGTAGTAAACACTGTTGTATAATAGCATTCACTTATACCGCTAAAGAAGAAAAGCCCCAACGTTGGGGCTTTTTCATTACTATGCTATGGCTAGCGTTTAGATTCCGTAATCATCCGCTGTTGTCCAAACACCGGTTGTAAGACACACGAAGTGTTTGCGTGATCCAGACGCAATACTTAACACGGTATTAACCGCTTGAGCATTGATGAATTCTCCCGATGCAGGGAAAACTTTAGCGGCATCACCAGCCGCATCGTTACTTAGAACGACCACAACCTTACCAACGGTTGCCGCTGGAAGTACGAAGGCCTCGGTAGCGCCAGCACCAATGGTTAGGGCCTCATTGAGGTAAACCAATGCTGATAAAACCGTGCCCGCTCCCTGTGTTGTACCTGCTCCAGCAAGGGCTGATGCAATCAG